CCACGTAGCCGCCCCGTGGTTAGCGTTGTAATCCGCGTCCGATGGTGTGGCTACCGCAACCGTTTTAACCGTTCCTAGCGCCTCTATTCCAATGCGGTATTTTCTGTCGGCAAGCCCAATCGACAGGGATTGCGCACGCGTGCTGAGGTCATGCGGGAAGGCTTGCTGATACCACACGCCATCCCCGTGATGCCCGAACTCTGTTACGCCCATGCCGACTTGAATATCCATCATGTGTATGCGAACGTGATTCGCCCCGTTGATCCGTTGCCACCGTTGGCGACGCTGTAAGACGCAGCACCCCCACCGCCCGGAGCCGAACCGACACCCGAGGCCACGTCACCCCCACCGTTCGGAGCGCCCATGCCGGTTGCGATGCCACTACCAATGGAGTTGTTGCCTGCGGTATTGGTGTCCCCGCCAGAAGCTGCACCACCTGTTGCCGCTGTACCGGCGAGCAACCCTGCACCCCCACCACCAGCAGACAGCGCAGGGGACGTTATCGTCGAAGCCGTACCAGCGAAGCCGTTGCCATCACTCGTGATGCGCCCATTTCCGCCGGGGCCTACCGCGTACGTGAAGGTGCTGCCACCAGACGTTGCTTGTGTCTTGATGACCTGCGCTCCCGATGCACCGCCGGAACCTAGAGTTGAAAGAAGGTCCCGGCTGCCACCACCCCCACCTCCCCACAGCGTAATAACGACCTGCGAGGCTCCGGCAGGAACGGTTTCGGTGCCGCCCCCTGAGTTGTAGGTGTTGGTGACAGGGATGAAACTGCCGCCCGCGATCCCAACAAAAGCGCACAGAATGCCGCTCATGTCACGTTACCTGACAAGATAAGTTCAGTCGCGCTCAGGAAGTACGCCGTACATTGCCCACGTTGCGCAAGTGTGCGAGTCGTTCCGGTAGTCGCCGTGCCTGCTATACGCGTGGTAGTCGTGTTGCAAGTGAGCGTGATTGCTGCCGCTGAATTGTTGTAGATCGTGAAGCAGTCACCAGCCGCAAACGTGCTGTTAGGAATGGTGATAGTGGAGGTTGCGACAATCGACTTTCCTACGTCAGTCGTCGCGGCAAGCGTGGAGGTAGACTGCGGAAGGTTCAGGTACCCAATGGCAAACGATCCGCCTTGCTGGTTCACCAGATGCTTGTTGCCGCCTGTCGAAGGATTGAGCGTGACTTCACCTGCTGCCGCGATGTCAATTCGAGCAGTATTGTTTGTGCGGATCGATAGAGGGTGATTCGTTGGAACACTGAACAGTGCGCCGGCCGCTCCATTTGTGTATATCGCGGTCTGGCATGTTCCATCGCTTGTCGCAATTGCAGTGTTTCCTGCCGTGTTGTTGACAACGAGCGAAGTAGCAGCAGCAGGGGCTCCCAGAGTGAGGGTGCTACCACTACTCGGCGCATTGATTGTGACTGCACCAACAGGGCTGATGGACAGCCTGACGGCCGCCGCAGTGTTTGTGCAGAGGTCGAGCGAGCCCGACGCTCCGGCTTGCAGCCGCGCTGTCTCACCGAAGCCAGTCGTGTTGAAAAACATGTACGAGGTTTGGCTTGCTGCAGACTGCGTGCTGAACCCTGCGAAACTTGTCCCTGTATTTTGGGCGACGACAACTGCGCTAGCTTGATTCCCGGTAAAAGTAGCGATAGCGCCGCTCGCCGTGCTTGCCGTGGTAATGGCTCCGTTGTCAGCGAGGGAGAACAGCACAACACTGTTTGCATTGTTGACGATCTCGTACCCACCACCGGTATTCACCCGGAACTGCTTGGAAAGACCGTTGGCAGTCATGAACATCGCGGCGTATGCACCCGCCCCTGCGTTTGTGTTCGTGATCTGCAGTCCGGTGTAGATCGAAGCAACATTCGTAGAAGTAGTAATGCCGCCCGTGCCTGTGCCACCATTGACCGTCAGCGGAAAGCCCGTAGCCGGTGCGTTGATCGTGACGTTGCCTCCAGTACCACCACCAAGCGTCACAGCACCTGAAGTGAGTGCTTGAAGAACCATACCACCGCTTACGTTGTTGAACACGCGAAACGCGTCGGACGGTCCGTCGTCAATTGTCCACTGCGCCGTCGTGTTTGCAGCGTTGAACAGGTTTATCTGCCCTCCCTCAGTCCCTGCTGGGGCGCGCACGTCGACTTGTGAGCCTGTAATCGAAGCACCTCCGCCTGCAACCGTGAGACCGGTACCGCTACTCGGCGCATTGACTGTGACGTTGCCTGCTGCGGCGACGGCGATGCGAGCCGTGTTGTTTGTAGTGATATTTAACGGGTGGTTAGTTCCGACACCAATAACTACACCAGTAGCACCATTCAGGAAACACTGTGTTGATACCGTACCATCTGATGCTGACCACGCATTATGTCCACCCGCTAGAACATTGAGTGTTAGCGTATCGCCACTACTCGGCGCATTGAGGGTGACGTTGCCTGCTGCCGCGATAGTCAACCGGGTAGTAGCCGTTGTCTGGAAGTTGATCGGGCCATATCCGCCAGTAGCGAATGATGCTGCAAGGGCCACGCCATTTCCGCCGCTTGTCGGGTCTGGGGTGACCGTCAAAACTGTTCCTGCCGCGGCAGCACCTTGGAAGTAGGTCGTGCCGATCGCGGTGAGCACTGGACCGCTCGTCGGCGCATTGATGGTCAGCCCACCAGTCGTCAGGAACGACGCCACGTTCACGCCTGCCGTATACACGTCGAGGTTTCGCTGTACCCCCGTGCCGTTCTTGCCTGTCTCGAGACGCGCCGTAGTCGCGTCAACTCTGAAGCGCAAGAAGTGGGAGTTCGCAGAGTCAGTGCCGCTGTACGCAATGACGCTCGCGGGGGAAGTCTGCATGAACAGCTCGATCGCGCTGTTCGAGAACTGCGTCGACTGCAAACCGTTCAGGCCAATCGAAATCTTGTTGGTGCCACTTAGGTACATACCGTTCGTTGGAACAGTAGCCCCTGTCGGGATGAAGGCTGCGGCCGAGGCGTTCCCGGTGAACGTGACGTTGCCGCTGATGTCAACGCTCAAGGTTGACACAACCGCTAACCCAGTACCTCCGGAGTTGACGGCGACGAAGCGTCCGCCATTGCCGGTCAAGCCCGGCAGTTTGTCGAACCCTGTCTGGATGGCATCGAGCTCAGAGCGCAGGGACGAGGACGAGCCAAAACTCCCAGTGGCCGGGTAGCCGGAGTGCGTGTAGAAGTCGTTGGCCATTACCTTAATCCTCGGCGCGGTGAGTAGTGCATCGTGATGGAGTTGATGGTGTAGGGCCCAACATAAGTGTTCGACGACGAGAATCGCAACGCGATGTTCTCGGCCGATCCCTGCACCTCAAGTTCTGTCGGCTGCAGCGTGGTGCCATCCCACACGAAGTTGTCCCACGTGAAGCTGTCCCAGTACACGCTCGAGAGCGAGGACACGTAATTCTGCAAGGGCTGCGTCTCGTGCACTGACGAGGCGTACGCCAAGTCATAGGTGAACTGAAATCCGGCGTAAGACGTACCTTGTATTTCCACGCTCGCCTTGCGCCAGCGCTTGAGCTGCCGCGCATCGCCTTTGGCATTGAATGTAAAGGTCAGGTTGGAGGAGAGCGCTGCACCGTCAAAAGAGGTGCCGGCGTCAAGCTGATACACCATGCCGTTGGTGCTGCCGAAGTACGCTTTCTCCACGCCTGTCGAGTTCAAGCCTTCAGTGACGCAGGCCACGGCGTTCGGGAACAGCACCGGCATGGATCCGAGGTATTCCCCGTTATTGATCGTCACGTACAACCCATAGCCGTCGCTGAAGAATATGCGGTACTGGGACTTCTCGCGATTGATCGAGCTGTCGACGGCCAGTGTGCGACGGTTCTGGAAGAAAGGGCGAAGGTTCAGTGTGAGCTGTGCGCTATCGAAGTTGCCGTAGTTGAGCGACGCCTTGAGCGAGCTCACTCCACGCACGTCGCCGAAGTACGTGTCTGACATGGTCGCGGTGGTGCGAAAGTACGCCCCCGTTCCGGTGTTGTAGGGCACAAGGTTCCATGTGGTCGACGAGGTGCCGTAGAGAATGAAAACATTGTTCTGGCACATGATGACCAACGCGCCAGTCTGCTGGTTACCCGGCAGCTCGACGATGTCGACAACGTCTTCCGGCAGTCCGCCGATTTCTCCCGCGCCCGTGATGACTTGCCACTGGTACGGCGCACCGATCGAGCTGAACTGCAGCGACTGCTTGAACGACATGAACAGGTAGTTCTTGTGCGGAGCGATCGTGCGTGGGGTGTCCGGAGAGTTGCCGGTCTTGATCGGCACGTAGGTCGTGCCATCAAATTCGAATCCACGGTTGACACCGTCAGCGCCATACGCTTTCGTCGCCTGACTGCCGCCCAGTGCCGTGGCTGTACCGCTGACCGTGCCGCGGGTGATGTAGTACGTTCCGCTAGGGAGTGGCGCAATTTGAACTTGTGCGCCAGTGTTTGTGGCGCAATTCGTCGCGCCAACCTTGATCGTTTCGCCAGCGCTGAAGGTGCCGGTAGTGGAAGACAGGATCAGTCGACCTGCGGCAGTGGTGCCCCACACGCCTGACTCCAACACCGCGCGCGCCACGACTCCAGTCGCACCCGATGTCCCGCCCGTCACTGTGACGCCGTCATTGATCTGCACCAGACCAGCGGTGAAGGCGAGCTCCTTGCCGTAGGTGACCTGAACCCAACCCGAGGTCGAGCTCTTGTACAAATTGCACACGGTCGATCCGACGTTGTCACGGAACGCGTAGATAGTGTCGTTCAAGTTCACGATGCCGCGAATCGGCCCAGAGCCCGGTACAGCCGCGATCAAGGCACGGTAGATATCTGCGCTCGCCGCGACATAGATCGCTTGTTGTAGCGACGTCGTGACCCCGCCCAAAGCATTGATGACGGCCAGCACCGTGACGCCGCTGCGCAAATTCTCGCCGACAACGAACGTGCCGGTCAGCTTGGTATAGGCAACAATGTTGGGGATGACTGAAGTGTCGACGTAGGACACGGTCGCAGTGGCGCCGGACGTCTGCCCATTGACGACCAGACCGACAGTGATGCCAGTGGAGGTCGAGGGGGTCAGCGTGTAGGTGACGCTGTCGGAAGGGGCCGCACGGCCATCGAAGCGCTCGTAGCCGGCGATGCGCGTGTAGCCGCCAGTGATCGAGACTTCGTAATTGAGGGAGTCCCGCAGCACCCCGGGCGGCAGCTTCAGCAGCGGGGTGACGAGATCAAGACCGCCTTTGCAGTCGATGACCTCGTGACGTACCGGCGAATAGTCGCCGGCCATTATGCGAGTGGCGGACCAGACACCAGAACGGGTGTTTGTTCGCGCAAGAGTTCGGCCCAGAGTTTGTTGCGGCCCTTTTGGGCGCGCGCTTCAACTTCGGGCGCAGATTCGAAAGCCGCGTACTGCAACATCGCGTCATACACGATGAGCATGTGAAAGCGGTTTGGAATTGCCGGGGCGTCCGTGTCCGCGCTCAACGTGATCGGCTGCGCGAAATACTCGCCAGTGATCACGTAAGGCACGTCCGGGATGGCTCCGAGCGCGAGATGCTTGGCGGGTGTGACAGACAACACCACCGGCCGCATGTAGTTCGTTCGCATCGGCCCGAAAAGATACAGGTCGCGGTAACGATCCCACGGTTGGAAATTCATGATCTGCTCGTCAAACAAGGATGAGCCGACCGTAGAGCAACGGAAACTGTCTACCTTGAAATTGGCGAAGTCGGCCAGTGACATTGGCGACACCGTCGGGTCGTAATCCCCGGTCAAGGCGGTGCACGTGAATTGAAGATTCTTGCGCAGGAAGATCCAGTCTTCTCTTGCAGCTTGAATCTCAATCCACGCTTGCTGCACCCAGTTGTAGAACCGCTTTGATTCGAGCGTGGTGAGTCCAGTGAGGGTCGTGAGATCACCGCCGGACACACCGCTCTCAGATCGAGCGCGGTTCACAAGCTGGAGGAAATTCATTACGCGGGTTCAGCGAGGATGTGTGAAACCCACTCACGGCCCTTGGGGTTTTTGTCTTCGAGCACTTCGAACGGATACACGAGACCGGAGCGCGGAACCATTTCCATGCGGTCAGGTTCTGACGGATTCAACATGCGCTGGGTGTACTTCGTTTCCTTCATGCGCGCGAGGATCTCGATGAACTTGCGCTTGATGGTCACGGTCGTACCGCGGGCGACAGGCTGGTTCACACCGTTGCAATTGAGCACAGCGACTTGTTGCAGGTTTTCGTCCGAAGTTTCATGCAGGCGGATGGTGACCGGCTCATTCATGAAGGCTTCAGAGGACACGAGGGCGCGAAGGTCCACGTTGGCGACAACAGGTTCGACGAGGGGTACGCCTTCGTCGGCAATCTGGACTGCGGGTTCATTGATCTTGGCCACGTACTGTCTCCGATATGAAAAGAAAAGGGCGGCCCCCGGGATCTCCCAGTAGCCGCCCATACACAACAAACTTACTGTGCAGTGCCCGGGAGCAGGCTGCAGTCGCGATACACCACGGTGACGCCGGCCGCGCTCAAGGCGGTCGTGCCCGGAACGAAGGTGGCGGAAGAGCTCGTCGAGATGATGATCAGGCCGATGAGGGCCACACCACCGCGAGTCGCGGGAACCGGAGCGTTGTCAGACGCGGCCACGACAGCACCGTTCGTCACGGTCAGTGCACCCGCGGTATCAACCCACACCGCCAGCGCGATCTTCTGCAGGTTGCCCAGCGACGGAATGCCGAAGCCGGTCAGGGGGTTGTTGTCAACAGCGGTACGCGACTTGAAGGCGCCATCGATCGTGTACGTCACGGTCGATGCGGTCTTGTAGGCCGTGGTCGTGGTGCCAATGGCGAGGCCACCGGCGGAGAAGGTGAAGTTGCCACCGTTTGCTTCTTCGAGGTTCTGTGCCATGTTCGTGGCTCCTATTAAGGTTGGGTGTTCAGCGTGGCCAGCGTGGTGGTCGGCGCAGCGGTGTTGGCACCGCCGGCAGTTACGCCACTGTGGACATGCGTGTTCAATTGCGTTTGAAGCGCGGCCAGATCGATGCGCAGGGACTCAATCATCTGGTAGAGATGATATTGTTTCTGTCCCGGCTCAATCGAGCTGTTGATCCGCTGCTTGACTGATTCAGCCATTTGATTCTCCGGTGAATTGAGGCCGGTGAGACTACCCGGCCTCAGTCAATTACAGGGCGGTGACGGCAGCTTCGATGCGAGCCATCCACGCTTCGTTCAGGCGCACCGAGGCGAACCAGCACGAAGCACCCACGTAGCCGAACTGGCCCAGCGGGTTGGCGTGGTTGGTCTGCTTCGCGGGAAGCACAACCGGCTTGACAGCGCTCATGCCTTTCAGTGCGACTTGGCCCCATGCATCTTCACCGATGACTACGAACGGGTACACGTCCACGTTCGCGCCACCAACGCTCAGCGAACCATTCAGCGTGGCGGAGCCAGCTGCAAGGAACGGAGCGAAGAGCGGTGAGCTGATGAAGCGGAAGTCTTCCACGGCGCCGAATTCGCGGTCATGGATGGGCTTGAACGAACCGTACTCTTCCACCTTGGTGAAGCCCGGCAGGTTGCGGCAGTCGGCCACGGCGTCCGTGTGAACGAACACGATGAAGGCGGGCTGGATCGCACGGGTGCCGAAATTCACGCCCGGGGCGAGACGTGAGGTCACGCGGCGTGCACGGTTGGCCTCGAGGGTACGCGCCGCTTTACGCAGCGTATTCAACGAGATCACCGTATTGACGGTGGCACGGGACGAACCGTTGGTATACAGGACGGTCGAGCCGGCCTTGAGTACGCCATAACGGATCAGTTCCATCACTTCGGCCATCGTTTCGCCGGTCAGCTTTTGCATTTCACCCGGGATGTCATCTTCGTACAGCGACTCAACCTTCGAGCTGAACTTGAAGAGCAAACCGAATTGTTGCAGCGTGACGGTCACGTCTTGGAACGAAATCGTGTTGGCGGTCGGCGTGGCGCCTTCAGCGAGCACGAAGTTGTTCGCCACGATGCTGGGCGTGCCAACATAGCGCGACGTACCTTCAATCGTGGTACCGGCTGTCGAAGCACCAAACGGCAGGGTGCGGCGGAAGACCAGTGTGTCCGTCGAGTTGGTCGGCATTTCCTTCTGGGTACCGAAGTCACCCAGAACGGTGATGGGCTGCGCATGATCAAGCATGCCTTGTGCAGCGCGGATCAGGTTCCGCGATGCTTGGGTCGTATAACCTTGAAAGGCCATTTGAAACTCCTATTGGGTTAGTAGCCCCGTTGCTGCTTCAACTTTGCAGTTCGCGCAGCTTCGAGGTTCCAGATTTCTTCAGGGGTGAGCTCTTCCTCCCCGCGAGGGGCAGGAGAGTTCGGGCGTCGTGGTGCAGCAGCAGCGGCCAGTCTTGAGTTGCGCTCCTGCTTGATCTGGGTGACAGGCTTTGCTTGCGCGGACTTGAATCCGTCAAGCAATTTGATTGCGTCCAGTGAGTCTTCGCTGGATGCCAACGCCTTCGTCCCTTCGTCTTGCACTGACATCCATGCAAGGAATTCCGGGGTGTTGACAGTTTGTTTCCAGCCAGCGTGCCTGTTTTCAACCAATACTTCCGAGACTTTGCGCATGAGTCCTGCCTCACCGCTGGCCAAGCGGGCTGCAACGAGTTCGTCGATCTTTGAAGGATCAACCTCGCCAGCGCGCACACCTTGCAGTCGTGCATCGACAAATGCTTCCATCGCTCGGCCCCACTCAGGGAAGTCCGATTTCAGCTGTGCCCATTCCTCCGGGTCGGCTGCGGCTCGCGAGATGTCCGTCTGTGTCGGAGCAACCGAAGCCGTAGCTTGGGCTTTCTTCGACTCAGTCAATTCTCGTTGGAATGCCGCAACCCGCCCTTCGGCGGATTTGAGCTGGTGCAACATTTGAGAGTTTGCATTCGCGAGCTGGTCAATCTGTTCCAGCTTGGCGCGAACTGCGGGAGACACACCCGCGTACGGATCTTCTGCTTGCGCAGGGACCGCTTCTGGTTTTTCTTCAGGGGCTGTTTCCAGCGCCTTCTCTTCCACCACCGGCTCGCCGCTTTCGCGACTTGCCACTTCTTGGTCCCACAGTGCTTGCAGATCGTTCTCGTTTGTGTCAGCCACGTACTACCCCTCAAAAAGAAAAAGCCGCTCGAAAGCGGCTTTCAATTGCGGCAAAGCGGATCAATCTCAAATATCGATCGGCTTTACCCCCTCGGCTCGAGCTGCCGTGTTTGGCAGGTCAAGGAATCTTTTCAGCCACTTGATCTCGCCTCGCAGCAGAATCGTCTGTTCGAGCGTGAGCTCAACAGCGTCGTTCGCTTTGCGTTTCTTGGCGAGTTCGTCTTCAGCCCACTTGCGCAAGGCGTGCCAGGCATCGGACTGGAAAATGACTAGGTTCATATTTTGGGCGCAATGATCCGAGGAGGAGTGTAGTAGGGATTATCGGGATACGCAACTACTGTGCCCACGACACCCAGTTTTTATCTTTTACTGACAAATTGTCACGGGTGTCGTCTACATTGACGGCCATGCGGAATGTGATCCCTTGGTCTGGGTGCGTCAACCACAAGGCCTGCCGCGGCGGTTCGAACCCGAAGTTGTTCGCCATGGCGTACTCGTTGTAGCCGCAAAGGGAGCCGTTCACCACCAAGCGCTCGAGCTGGATCAGCTGGTGCCAGTGGCCCAGCAACATGGTGTCGTATGACATCCCGATCTGGCCATTGCGGCTGCGCTTCTTGTGGTCCCCGCGAATGATCGGTCCAAGTGCGCCAATGACCCCATCACCGCCACGGAATTGATCCCCGTGCGTGAGGAGGTAGCGATAGCCGAATATGGAGAATAGGGCGTCTGTTCCGTCCGGGATGAAGAACTGCACGCGCTTGTCCTTCTCGAACCGCTTCGCGAGAAACTGGTACAGAAGCCAGTCGAAGGATGTGTAGTTGCGGCCCTTGGCACGGATCTTGTGAGTGTCGCGGCCATGATTTCCAGTGACGCAAGGAAGGAATACCTGACCAAACTTGTCGCGAAGCGTCTCGATAACCCAGACTAGAACCCCGTACAGGTCGAGAACACACGCCATGATTTCTTTTTCATTGGTTGCCACCAGCTCTTCGTGAATATCCCCGCTCACCATGTCACCACCCAGCACCACCACGATCCCGGGGTAGTTCGGGTTCTTCAGGTGCTCGAAGCACAACGCGATAGTTTTTTCCACCAAGGTCTGGTATCGGCGGTGGGCGATCGTGATGTTGTATTCGTTCACATGGTTGATCTGGGCCGGGTCGATGATCTCGCCGTGGTGCGTGTCCGATATGAACAGGCACGGCACACCGGGGGACTTGCTCGACTTCGGTGTCACCAGCCATTTTGGAATTGGCTTCTCTGCGCAGTCCAATTTCAGAATGGTTTTCTTGACGTACTCATCCGACAACGTGGACTCTTTCATCATCTTGAGCGACAACTCGAGCTCATGGATGCGGTCCTGTGCTTCCGCCGAAAACTCTTCCAAAGGCTTTTTCTCAACGATCCCAAGCCGTTCACTGTTGGATCGTGCTTGGGTGTAGCGGGCGGCCATGGTGTTGCGATTCACACCGATTGCCTTGGCGGCTTGCGATACCCCGCCACACTTTTTGACCAGCTCAAGGGTTTGGCGGAGTTGACTGTCTGATAACGGCTTTGTTGCCACGGAATCTCCCAATCATCAAGGGTAAGGCACTGTTGACATCCACCTGACACGCGGCCGCAACGGCCTGTTCCGCAGGGATGCCGCAGAGGTGGCAGGCGTAGGCCGCCGAGCCACCAGTGCCAATCGCTGAAGAGTCCCCCGGGATCGGGAGAAACAACCCTTCGGTGAGCTCGAGATAAGCGATCAGGTTTCTCGAGGTGAGAAGAACGACCTGAACCTCGGCCTTCTTGCCGAGGGACTTACCATCCTTTACAACTGATCCTTTGCGGATCCAGTCCAGCACCGCTAGGATGCTTGTGTAGTTTCCAGCGAAGCCAAGAATCGTTGGCCCGAATACTGGAAGGTCAAGGGAGAAAAGTTTTATGACGGGTTCAGCGAACGAGCCAGAAGTCATGCGGGTGTCAGCGACAATCACTTTGTCGCGGGAAGACACCAGCACGGTTGTCACGGCTTGTCCTGTTTCGAGTCCAGTTTGTCGAGGATCCGTTCGAGTGTCCGGTTGAGACTTTGAAAGCCGTCTCTGACGTCATCCTTGCGGGCGTATGTCACGGGCAGATCGTCCTTGAGCTTCGCAAGTTCCAGTTTCACTTCCTTGCTTGATTCCCAGAGAATTTTCAATATCCACCCCATCAAGACACCGACCACGCCTATCAAGGCATCTACATATCTGATGCTGTCCATTAAGCTGACCTCTTTCCTCTGCGGCGACTGAGTGTCAGCCAGTTTGCGTGATTGCCTTGCGGCGCGACCCCGTTGGAAAAGAACCCGCTGGATGTGTCGCTATTCTCGGTAACTGAGCCCCCAAAGTCAATGCGAACAGAAATCGCTCCCGTAGCCAAATCCGCGATTTCCAGCACACTTCCTGAGAATGTAACAACTACTTGTGAAGACCCGCTTAACAGATCCGGGTCTTCCGTAGGTGAACCGCTGACTGTTAAGGCAGGAAAGCCCACCGTGAACGTCCCTGTGCTTGTATCAAGACTCTCTGATAGTGCCCCATTCACACTGGCGATTACCCCTAGAGATCCGGTGCTCGTGTCCACCGCCTCTAGGACCGTACCACTCGTTGCGCTGAACGACTTGAGGTACGGCGGTAAGTTCCCAATACCACCCGGATACATCCCCAACGCTGGAGAACCTGTCGAGAAATTCGATGTGACGGTAAAGCTGCCAATCGAAACACCATCGGCATACGCCGTGACTGTCGTTCCGACCTTTTCAAGCTTTAGTGCTATGTCTGACGCTGATGTGGTTGGAAGTGAGTAGCTGGTCGTGAGCTTTAGCGCGCCGTTTTCGTACAACGTTATTGGGCTATTGTCCCCATTGCAGGCAAGCTCATACCCTGATGAAGCGCTGCCAAAAGTGCTGCTGGAACAGTGTATTGCTACTACTAGTGTTTCGCCGCCCGCACCAAACGATGTAAAGGCTAGTGGGATAACTGCGGTCGCGGTCTGATCTGCACCGATGACGCCGGTATAAATGGCCTCATTAACTGAAGAGCCGCTTTGATTCGCAATGTAGCCTGACGAATTGACTTTTATAGTCCCCGCATCAGCGCCAACCCAAAGCGGGTTGATTGTCGATAGTGCGGTGCCGCTGGCGTAGTTCGATGCGACTACCGATAGCAATTGCGCACTGCTGAAGGTAGAGAGAACCGCGAAGCTGCCAGAGGCCGTATCGTTCCCTTCTACTGCATTTCCTGATACGGTCAAAAGCCCACCGCTCACCGTGACGCTTCCGCTCGAGGTGTCCAGATCTTCCGTCGCGGTTCCGCTCACCGTCACCAGAACCGCAACAGTTCCGGTACTGGTGTCGACTGTCTCGGTTGGCGTGCCTGTCAGGTTCACGATCGGACCAAATGTGCCCGTGCTCGTGTCCGCGGCCTCTGTTGCCGTACCGGACAGGCTCGGCAGCGTGACCGCTACGGCGCCTGTGCTCGTGTCCGCGGCCTCAGTGGGTGTACCGGTGAGGGTCACGAGCACAGCGAGGCTGCCAGAGGCCGTATCGTTGGCCTCAATGCCGTTCCCGCTCAGCGCGACCTCAACTGCAAACGACCCGGCACTAGTATCCGGGTCTTCTGTGGCCGTTCCGGAAATGGTCAGCCCGGCGGCAGTTACGGTGAAGCTGCCGGTACTCGTGTCTGCCGACTCTGTCGCCGTGCCACTGATCACCGGCAATGTGACGGTGACCGTGCCAGACGAGGTGTCGGCGCTTTCTGTCGGTGCGCCTGAGAACGACGGCAAGGTGACCGCGAAGCTGCCGGTGCTCGTGTCAGCGGTTTCGGTTGCCGTGCCGCTGATCGCGGGCAAGGTCACCGTCACGGTGCCGCTCGAGGTATCTGCGGACTCTGTGGCCGTACCGGACAGGCTCGGCAGCGTGACGGCTACCGTGCCGGTGCTGGTGTCGACTGCTTCTGTCGGTGTACCTGTCAGGCTGACGGCTACGGCAAATGAGCCTGTCGAGGTGTCGGCGGTTTCCGTCGCGGTGCCGCTTACCGCTATCCCTCCTGCGGTGGCCTGCGTATCGCGCAGAATGATGCGATCCGTCGCCGGGACTGACCACAAATAGAGTGCCGTGTTCGTGACGTACAGCAGCGCCGATGCAGAGGTTGTCGAGCCGTTGCTGTCAGTGACGACGCATCGATATTGCTTTCCGTTCTGATTGGCGTTCAGCGCCGCAGTCGTGTAGCTGGCGCTCGTTGCTCCAGTGCCGCCAGAGACGTTGGTGAACGAACCGGTACGATTGTCCTGCCACTGGTAACCGAGTCCAGTGCCGGTTGATGTTGCTGCAACTGTAAATGTCGCGGTACTCGCTGCTGCTGCAATTGCTCCGGTTGGCTGTTGCGTGATAACCGGTGGGATTACGCCATCTTTAATCGTGACGAGTACAGCGTTCCATTGGTCACTGGCAGTGAGTGTTCCCCACGCCGCAGACTGCGTTCCGGTCGCACTCGTGACAAGGTAATCCGCCTTAAACGGTGAATTCGTCGTCAGGTTGATGATCGACGTATAGCCAGTAGTTGCAGGCGATGTGCCGCCGTTGGCTGAGGTGTCATCCGCAAACGCGGCAATGACAAGCTGCACAGCGGTCGTCGTTGCTGCTGATGTTCCGGTTGCCGGAGAATTGCTGAATGTTGGCCCGGTTGCTAGCGTTACATCAACTGTGCCAAGCGGCGTGAATTCGGCAATCGCGACAGATGTTGCATTACCCGCCTGATTCGGCGCGATTGTGATCGATGACGCGCCGCCTGTGTTTACTGAGCACTGGTAGACCGCAATGTTGTTGTGAAAATTAGTCTGCGTTCCGGTTGAGATACGCGTCCACGTACCACCACCTGAGACCGTTGCGAATCCAGTGAGCGCACCGCCGCCGTCAAACTCGGCAACGATGGCAATCATCGAATTGCCGGCGGTGACAGTCTTGGAAATTACATTATTGCCAGACGCTACCGATTGACTCGTGACCGAGCCGACGATATTCATGGACTACACCTGCGTGGCGATTAGACCCTCAGCCGATGTACCGGCAATGTCAGGAGACCCCAGCTTATATGCGAGCGTGTGAAACGGCCCAGAGCCAGGATTCCAGAATTTCACGACACCCGAAGCATCGCTGATCTGTACATCGACATTGATGTCAACGCCATCGAGAATCAGATCAACCTCGACGCCAGCAACAAGCGTCGTTCCGTCCGATGCGTAACACGTCTGCTGCAACATGCAGTTCGTATTCGCACCAAGCGGGCGGCGCACGAGTGTGCCGATCTGCCCTTGCGGTTCATCGGGTGACGACACCATGCCGCGCCATTGCGTCTTGCCACCACCCATGCAGGCGTACGGTCTGAAGTCGGTTGTTTTGCGCGACATTACGGTTCCGGGAAATAGACATCGTCCGCGTCAATCGACATGCTCCACACGCTGAGAACGTGGTTCGCAATGGTCGATGCAATCAGTTTTTTCGCTTGCTTTTCGTTGAGAGCGAAGGGAACGTCAACCGTGATATCCCCCTCTTGATGAATTACGCCATCGGTCGCCGCTGCATGAAGAATCACCACATAGCCAGTCGACGACGTAGAGCATTGCGATGCGGTTGCGATGGCGTAGGTCATTAGATGCTCTCCCAGATTTGGTAGTTGTGCACCGTCAACGAACCCGTTGCCACGGTCTGCGTGAAGAACACATCGACCGCGTTTGCTGCCGTGTTGTCGAAGCCGCCACCAACTGCCGGAGCGGACACAGGGCAAAGCAACACGCCGTTGCCACCAGCAGCAGGAAGCGGTGCTGCGATAACGGCTTCCGACGTGAACCGGCCCATGCCGAACAGCGTCGTCGTTGTCGTCGTACCAACAGCGCGGCAGATCAACTCAACTTCCAACTCCCACGGCACCGTGGTCTTGGCGACGATGTTCAGATTCAGCGCACCAGTGTCGAATGCGACGATGGTGCCGCTTGGCCCAGTGCGGATGTCGAAACGTGCAGTGCCGGGAGTCGTGACAGCGCACGAGATGCGGCCTTGTAATTTGACTTTCCACGCCTTGCCGACCGTCCAGTAGTTGTTCGGCAGGATGAGGCGCGATGCCACCGGGATGCATGAGGCAGCGGCGGCGGAGGCCAGTGCCGGGCCATCGGTTGTGCCGATGACGAGCGGTACATACGAGGATGGATTGGGGTATGCCATGTGTTGCTCCTGAAATTAAACAGCCGCGCCAAGAACTTTTTTCTTCTTGACCAAGTCTTTCTCGAGTTGAACTGCGAACCTGTATCCGATGGGATACGCCATCACCGCCGTGACAGGGTCTGGGACGCCTGTGAAGAAATCGTCCCAGTCCTGCCCGGTGTATTCGATCTCGATCTTGTTCATGTCCGTACCGTCGATGTTGACCATGTACTGGGCAGTCAAGGTGTGAGTCTCGAAGTTGATGCGGATCGCCGTCAGCGTGTACAGCGTCTGCTTCACCACCGTCAACGAGTTGGCGATCGGCATCTTATGCACCCGTTGCCGTGATCACGAGCGACGATGCGCTCACGACTTGCGACGACGCAATCGACGTATTGTTGATGGTCAGGTCGGTGCCAGAGGTGCCGATCGTACCCTGCACAACATCGGTGCCGCCCGAGGTCGCGATGCGGAAATAGCCGGCCGTGCCAGCTGCACCCGCCGTGCCACTGGTGATGGCCGAGGCTGTCAACGCACCAGCCGATGCGCTGCCAAAGCCAGCCGCGTTACCCGTCAAGGTCACAAGCAGCGTGCCGGTGAAGGCGGTGGCCACGTTCGATGGGGGCGAGCCGGTGTAGATCTTGATGAGCGCTGACGTACCGATATCGGTATTGAGCTGCGTCATCGAGTTGGTACGGTGGGTCGTGCTGTACTGGATCGCCATGGCTTATGCTCCTGCGAGTTTGTTGGCTTGTGCCTTGATCGCATCGATCGCAGCTTGGGCGGTGGTCAATTCTTTCTTGGCAACTTCCACGCGTTGCAGGTAGTCCTGCAGCTCACGCAACGCAGCGTCGCGTTCCGACGTGGCAACATCACGCTCGACTTCAACAGCTGCCAGTGCGACATGTGATTCCGCGATCGCGTCGCTCTTGGCCGCCGATGCTTCGGCTTCTGCGTCGGCAATCAGCTTGGCAGCGGATGCGGTGGCGTCTGCCACCAGCGCGTCTGCCTTGGCGTTCGCCTTGTCTAGCGTGTCCTTGGCTGCACTCTTGGCTTCCGCCACGGCCACCTTGGCAGCGGCCAAGTTTGCGAGGATGCCGTCGGCTTCGACGCGCGCCTCAACCGCTGCGGCCTTGGCTTCTGTGGCCGCTTGCTCGAGTGAGCCTATCTCGGTGAACACGTCCACCAGCTTCACCAGCCCTTGAATGCGGGCCAGTTCCGCTTTCAGCGCATTGCTTGCGCTTTGATAATCTGCCATGTCACATGCTCCTTACAGGAATTGGTAGAGGCGGCGGCACACGACGGTCGCAGCGATGTTGGTCGTACCGTCACCAGCCGACACGCGTGGGCGGATGAGCAGCGGTGCTTCGCTCATCTGGCGCAGGCCAGCAGCGGTAAGCGATAGCGCCACACCGTTGGTGTCGTTGAGCGTGGCCCAGTCGGTGCCGTTGTTCGAGCCTTCGATCAGGATCGTTCCGCCGGCGCCGAACGTGCCGGCCACTTGAATGCAACGGTCCGCCCAGTCGGGAAACTGGAAAATGTCGCCGACGTCGCCGTTGAGCAGGCCTGTCCACGTACCACGCTTGATGGTGCTTTGTGCATCCGGTTGGTCGACGACCGGGATTCGAGTTGCCATGATTTATACCCCTTGCTGATTGCCGGTCTGGACGGCGGATTGAAGTGCTGCATTTGCTCCCGCCAGTTCGTGGCGTGAGCGTTCCTTGATCGCGGTCTCGGCCAACGACGCCTTGATCTGTTCGATCGAAATCTTCTCTTGCAATGACAACTTCAGGATCATCAATTCCCGCTCTGCTTGCAGCTCCTGAATCCTCATCTGCTGGTTCTGTTTGGCTATTTCCAGATCGCTCTGGGCCTTCGCCTGTGCCACCTGCACCGACGCGGCATCGCGCCCCGCCTCGCTCTTGGCGCGGATGAGGGCAGCTTGCATGCGCGGGTCTTGTTGCTGCGGTTGTGCCGCGGCCTTCTGCGCGTTCGCCTCGATCTCGTCAGCAGTCAGCATGATGTCGGCCGGGTCGATGTGCTGCGCCTTGAGCGAGTTCTTGAATAGCGTCCTCAGGTTCAGCATCGGCGCAAACACCGGGTTCGACGCGAGCGTCAGCATCTGCATGTACGCTTGATTCTGGATGTCGCGGATGAGCAGCGTCGACGAGCCACGGGCGTCCACGTTGAAGTCGCCCTTGATCGACGTGTCGTCGTTGTACATCATGTTGTAGTCGTAGTAGCGACGGATGTGTGGCTTCGTGATGAAGTCATCGAACTGCTTCACGAGGCGACGCAGCACCACGTTCGCGGAGTTCATCAGCATCTGCATGCCGCCCACCGTGTCAGGGGCGTTGCCCTGCTCGCCTTGCGCCAACTGCGGCACGCCGGTCTCGTCGTCGACGAACTTCATCGCCATGTCGATGATCGCGGCCAACTCCTGTTGATACGAGGTGACTTCCACCATCGTGAAGGCCTTGCGCACGTCGTCGACTTCGTCGCTTGCGTACCAGATCTTGCGCGGTGTGATGGTCCACACGTTGTCAGCCGGGGAAATCATTCCCTGTTTCAGGATGATCTGCGGCCCACTTGACACGCCGGCGTTGTCCATCAACTGGCGCCACGCCGCATTGATCACGCTCTGTTGCCACTTCATCAGACGCGGCACGCCCCAGCCCCACACCTGACCGCTGACCTTCTCCCACGGACAGATGTCGTACGGCAGATCGCCGTTTTCCTGCGGATTCAGGTACGCCTTGACCACGGTCGAGTTGATCATGATTACGCACGCCGAGATGCTCTCCAGCGAATCGTTGTCAAGCACAGGGTCACGCACGCCGGCGGTCTTCAAGTCCTGCGGCTTCATCTCGCCCCAGTATTCCCACACCTCGAAGAGCTTGTCTTCGATGTCCTTGTTCATCTGCTCGTCGGTTTCTTCCATGAGCGCGCTACGCTGCGGCCCTTCTTCAAGCACGGCGCGAAGCGCTGCCGCGCTGTAGCCCGGTTGCTTGGCCATGTCGCGAATCAGCTTGGTCGTCTTCTTGTCCATCTCGAAGATGCCTTCGCCGTCGTGCACGTTCTCACCGCACCCCGGGTCAGGGAAAATCTTGCGCGGGTCGACGCGGTACGAGGCCGGGACCAGCTCTTCCTTGATCTCGATCACGTGCACGGTCTGGCCGCTCGCATCCTTCTGAGGCGCCCACGCACGGCGCGTGCGGTTCTCGACCACCGGCCCCTTGACCACACCCGTGCCGAGCACCGCCATGTCGTGGATGACCTTGCGCAGCTCGCCGTTGTAATCCGTCTCGCTCAGCTGGTCGTCAATGACATCCTGCATCGCTTCTGCCGCCTCGTTGCACAGGCGATGAATCTCGGCAGCCAATGCCTTTTTAGATATGGGCTGGCCTTGCGGACTTTGCATCGGCTGACCCGTGGTCGGGTGTTGCGCGGGTGACGCGTCCTGCGCCATCTTGGTAATGGACGGCATGGGCGTTGGCTTGATGCCCCAGTTGCGATCGTCCGTCGGGAGCAAGATGTCTGCTAGGCGCGCCTCTGCGCTGTTGGTCTTCTGGCGCGTGATGCCGATGCGCACGGTCGAGCGTTGCGGCAGGGCGCCTTGGTTCGTCACCGGGTAGCCTTGTTGCACCGAATCCATCATCTGGGACACACGCCCAGACGTGTTGTCGCGCGAGTGATATTGGTCGACGTCTTCCTTCCAAAACCGGTCGATGCCTAGCGTGCGGCGCGCACGAATCCAGTCATCGCGCTTCTTGGCCAATCCTGCACCAAAGTCCTGCAGCTTCTGCATGCGCGCGTCTTCCTTGGACGCCGGGTCGGCGTCCGCAGCGGCGTTCAAGTTCGGGTCGATTTCGTTCGTCGGGAAGTCGCTTATGGCCATGATCAGTATCCCACCTCAGTGTCCAGCACCCCGAAGCTCGGGACGGTTATGTGTCGTTGCATCTTCTGCGCCTTGACTGCGGTTGCTTCATCCTTCGTCTTCGCGAAGCGCTTCATCATGATTGCGTAGCGTGTCGCGGACAGCACGTCGTCAAATTCCTTGACCAGACGCCCATCCTTGCGGTGGTACTGCCTGAACTCATCGAACCATGGAGCGAGGTGGCTGAACACCTTGAGCCTGCCTGTCTGCATGCGGTCGAGCATCTCAGCGATGCCGGCCTCCACGCCGTTGCTGCCGTTCTCGAACGTGGCGCGGTCCTTCAACATGTTCAAGCCTTGGTCCTTGTACAGCTGCATCAGCTGCTCACCTGAACCCTTATCGTGTTGCAAGCCGTCGTGGGGCCATGCCACGGGATACCAGTCCCCCTTGGCACGGATCACCATCGCGTGCTCCGGGACAGATTTCTTCTTCATCACGTACACGTCGTAGACGTACAGCGTGTCGGTGTCGCGGTCCCACGCCATCCACACGGCGGCGGTCGGGTGGTCCCACCCAAAATCGATGCCGATGATCTTCGGCCAGTGTGCAGGGATGGCGAAGGCACCTGTCTTGATGCCCGATTCCGTCACCGGGAACACGGCGCCCTCACCCAGCATCGGCACGCCATTGGCACGCGCTTCGCGCTCGTGCTCCGGGTATGCGGCGATGATCGATTCGCGCTGCTCCGGTGTGTAGTGCAGCGCGTCTGCAATGGTCATCTGCGTGATGTGCGTGCCGGCCGGGCGCTCCTGCATGAAGCGACGCACCACGGCCGACATGCCTAGCAGCGGCGTGAACGTCAGCGCCACGATGCCCTGCGTCGCGTTGGTCCGTGTCAGGCCTTCGGTGTACAGGTCGAGCGGCGGCTCTTCGTCGAACCACACGTAGTCCAACGTGTCCGCCTGCCACTTGGTCCTGCCTTGGTCGTACGACTGCAACTGGATGACGCTGTCCTCGCCGCAGCTGTGGCGCACCACGATGCTGGCCACCGCGTCAGGCACGCCGGGTCGTAGCGCCGTGGACCTCAGGGCCGCCTTCGGCAGGTAGCCCGTGCCCCACTGTTCACGCTCTTCAGGTGAGCCCAGCAACAGGCGCTGAATGCCCTTCTTCGTCAGCTCGGCAGACTCTGACCCTGCCATCGACCTGATGGCGTAGGGGAAGCGTCGACCGGTCCACCACTTCGGGTACACGCCCGTGGCATGCATGGACAGCTCCGCAGCGCCGCTCACGGTCTTGCCGAGCTGATTGCCAGCGGAGAAGAGGCGCTCCCGCGCTGCTGCTCCGGCGGCATGGAACTCCACCTGCTTCGGGTAAGGCTGGTACAGCGCAAGGCGGTTCTCGCGTTGCTTCTGGTGCTTGGTCTGCAGCACCGCGAGCAGCTCGCGACGCTCAGCGGGTGTCAGGCTTGTCAGGTCAACCGACTGGCTCACAGGTCCACCGTGCGGGCTTCGTCGATGATGTGCTGGTTCATCGCCTTGCCTAGCAGCTGTTGCAGCTTCAGGTCAACCTGTTCATCGGTGAGCGCCACGGTCGTGTTGACCTGCACTTCGCGTTTGGCCTTGTACACGTCGATCAGGCGCTCCACGACGAACTGCCGCGACTTGACCCGCAACGTGGCCCGCTGAATCTCGGCCATGCCTGCCTTGGCTGGCAGGTCGTCACCAATGCTGATGATTTCCTCTGCGTATGCCTGCGCACGTCGGCCCAATGCGTTGACGTAGCGGCCATACATCGCCGGGTCGGCGTCGCACATGTCGTTGAACGCATCCGCTGTGAGCCCATGCGTGCGGCACGATTCAGCCAGCGTCGCGCCCTCGCCGATGCTCTTGCACACCTTTTCGACCCACTCGGCGCGCTCTTCCACGGCGAAGTCCATGAGGCGTGAGCGCATGCGCTCTTGCAGCGACTTGCCCACCTGTACGCGTCGTGCTTTCTTCAGCGATGGCGGCGCACCAGTGAGCGGTGACACCGTGGTGAGCGTGTCCCCTGCGTTAGCTTGGCTGTGGGCGTGCTTGGCCATGTTGCGACGCTTAAATCTTCCCAGGCTTCACATCGGCCGTGAACCCGGGAATGTTTTTCAGCGCGCCGGTGCCTTTGCCTGCTTCGACGGGATAGCTGTCCGCCGGAATCTTCTGCGTGGGGATGCTGACCTTGCCGTCCACTACACCTTTGGTGCTGGGGTTGCGGCTGGCCTTGGGGCTTGAGAAGTTCTGCATGGTTGCCTCTGTGTAGGTGTTGCGGGGTTAAACCTGTGAGCCCGGGGCGACGATGCTGCGTGTCTGCCCTTGGCGCTTTTTCGCTTCCTGTTGCCACATCGTGGACATGTCGGGAATGTCAGCACTGTCACTGGCGCCTTCGCCTTGATCCTCGGCGCCGGTGTCGCCGGCTTCGGTGTCTTCGTCGGCAGCGGACTCGTTTTGCTCCGTGCCATTGACGCACTCGGTGATTTCCTCGAGCGCCTCGTCGAGCGATGCGGCGTCTTCGTCGCAGAGCACTTGACCCTTGAGCGTGACCATGACGTGACAGCTGCCATCGGTGCCGACGTGGATGATCGCCTTGTAGGTGCCCGGCTGCGCGCTGCCTTGGCTTTGATCTGCATCTGTCTGTGCGCCTGCACTCGGATCAGCCGGCGTAGGGGCTGCGCTGGCGGATGACTGTGCCGCTTGATCGAAGGGGCTTGACATGTGGGTTCCTTGGGTTCTGTTCACGTTTGCCCGCTGTTCATGGAACGTGAACAGCGCGGGGAAGTGAACACTTTGTGAGGCGTGGAGGCTGGGAAATGCAGACGAAATTCGGGCGAGGTCGATGATAGCTTGTGAGGCTAGCAAGCACAAGTGGGCGAAACATGCAAGGAAAATTGTATTAGGGTTTACCCTTATACTGTTACAACATTTTACAATTTATTCCTGCAAAACCTAGGGTTTACCCTGTAGACGTCGATGTCTACACCTGTAGAATTCGAGCTTCAGTACCGCAGTTCAGCAACACGCAGTGACCTGATGTCGACAGGGAATTCGACAGAGTAGGTTGGCTGGTTTGTGTCAACGTACTCGACGGCTTGGACTACGAGGGATGCAGCGCCCCGTACGATGCCCGACTGGACCACCGGCTCACGCCGCCGGTGACGCATCACTACACTGCCTGTTGCTGAGCTGCGTTGCTCAACACCTCCTCCCCCTACCTATGGAGCAATGCCATGAACACTGTCGATATCACCGCCGCACACGTTGAATCCCTGAAGGCCCGCCTCAAGGCTGCGAAGGACGAGCAGAAGGCTGCCGTGACTGAAGCCAAGGTGCATGCCAAGGCGCTCGCTGCAGCGAACAAAGCTGCAGACGCCGCAGGCAAGAAGGTCGGCAAGCAGGCTGTCGTGATCAGCAACCTGACCGCGCAACTCGCCGCCCTCAACAATGCCATGAACAATGCCGATATCATCGCCGCACACATTGAATCCTTGAAGGCTTGGTGTCTTTCGAACTACGAACACGGCGCCGACGTGATGGTCGAATGCTGGGCCGATGAGGACTTCCGATCGCTGCTCGCCTCATCAACGGACTACGCCGACGCGTTGTCCACCCTGATGGGCGTGGCTGCGGTCTACCGTGATCAGCGAGCCGACGCTCGCAACTCTTGGTAGTCAGGACGAAACCGCCGGGAGGCGGTCCGCACGTGACGCGTGCGCTGATGAGTCCAGCAGCACTCACTCTGGGGCAATGTCATGAAATTCTGGGTCATTCAAAACGCTCAAGGCAGCCCTTGTGGCTGCGAGCTCACGAAGGCGGCTGCAATCGAAACCGCGCGCAAAGAGGGGAACAGCGGCTTCTCGCTCCGTTGGTTGGATATCCCCGTGTCGAGCGAATCTATCCGACTCATCCTCGGAAACGGCGGTGGCTACGCCAACGAAGTGGGTAGAACGGAAGATTTCGATCCGGTGGGAGAATCAAAGTGAACGGTTACATCTGTTTTTACAAAGACAAACGTGTTGAAGTCCACGCCGACTCAGCGTATGCGGCGCAGTGTGCGGTCGCTAAAGCTCTTCGCGTGTCCGATAAGAACCGCTGGAAAATCACCGTTTGTCTTGCCGAACGCTCAACTGGTGAGACCGTCGTGCACACTTTTCAATGAGGAACCAAAATGAACGCCGTCCAATATCGTAAATATCGTAAGACGTGCATGACCCTTGCCGGCAAGATCGCCGAACAGATCGCCGCCCTCCCCGAGGCTGAGCGCTTCGGTGCGATCGTCGGAATTTTCAAGGCGGCCAGCAAGTCACCATCCCTTCGGGGTGACGTGTTCTGGACGCTCGACAACGAGCCCGGCCACTGGGATCACCTGAAGGGTTGGCACGGCGTGTTGCGCCAAGTGCGCAACACGCCGAGCGAAGGCACCAAGCTTTTCGCTCTGTTTTCGTAATCAGGACGAAACCGCCGGGAGGCGGTCCGCACGTGACGCGTGCGCTGATGAGTCCAGAAGCACTCGCCTGGAGCAATGCCATGTTTTCTTTCCCTCTTCACCCGAATGTCAGCGCTGGTGACCTGAATGTTTTGGACCGGTTCCAAAAAAATCCGGCAGGATACAAATCCAGCACGGGCTGGTGCATTTTGTCGGCGTTTCGCAAGAGCAGCACGGGCTCGCAAAACGTGTTTGCCAGCACAGCGCTGGCGTACCTGCTGACCGCGCAGGGATACGCGTTTGATCGCACGGTCGGTGTGTACGAAGGCGAAGACCCTGAGCCCGGGTATCTGATCATTTGCGACAAGGCCAAGGCTATCTTCCTCGGTCACGGTCTCGGGCAAGAGTCGGTGTTAACGTCCGATGGGCTGGTGTATACGGACAACAGCGGCCGAGACCCGGTGCCGTTCGACCACGGTCACACCGACCTGCTGGGCGCAGCTGCGGAGCGGGAGCCTTTTTATACCCACTTCCCGACGACTGGGGTGTCGTGGTCTGCTCACCTGTTGTTTTAAGCAAGGACGAAACCGCCGCGAGGCGGTCCGCACGTAACGCGTGCGCTGATGAGTCCAGACCGACTTTAGGAGAATCAAAATGCGTGGATATGAAGACATCGTGGCCGGCAACGCTCGCGCCCAATCCCTCGGGATCGAACTGCCGGCAGGCGCCATCGGCACCGACCCCCTGCAGTCCAAGGGCCACAGCGCCGTGCAAGGCGGCCTGCGTGGCCACTCGTTGGGCCACGATTACCCGTTCACGGTCAGCAAGATCGGCGATCGCTATCAAGCCTATCACTGCTTGCACCCGGAACAGTCGGGCCCGGCAGTCGACACCTACGCGGAGGCGAAGGCCTTCATCGCCGCCGCGCATCTGGGGCATTAAGCAAGGACGAAACGCCCGCGAGGGCGTCTGCCGGTTTCGCCGGCACTGATGAGTCCAGCTCGACTTTTAGGAGAGAATGATGGCAAAGATTACGAACAAACAAGTGCGCAGCGCCGTGGAGTCCCGCACGGAATTCAGCAATAAAACCGGCTCGTTGTACGGCGGCTGGCCTTACCCGGGCGTCTATGCCGTGAACAGCTACGGTCCGTGGTGGCCCCTGTTGGTGTACGTAGAGGCCGAAACCCAATGGTATGTCAACGTGACCCATCACAGCGCTACCACCAATCTGCACCGCAAGGCCGCATACCCGCGCAGCGAGAAGCCAATCATCGAGCTCACGTTGTCGGAAATCGATTCGTTGCTGGACGGCTTTCATGCGGCCGACTGTGACGCTCGCAATGCCCGTAACGCCGCACGGGGGGAAGCATGAAACTGCTCAACGCTTTTTCCCTTTCGATGCTGCCCGAATTCCGGGGCCGCGTCACCGTAGTGCGGCTCACGCTGGAGGATGTCAAGCTCGACTTCGACGAAGAGCCGATAGAGTCTTTCGTTGGACACGCGGATACCGCCGCATTGTTTTCCGCCCTGATTGGCAAGGAAGTCGCTTGCCGTCGGGAGTCGGTCACCCTTCAGCCGGGAGAGCAGGTTTGGGTGGGCCAGTACACCGGCCCGCGTTTGCCAGAAGGCAGCAAGACGCTGCCGGAAGGCGCAAGCGTCGAATGGCTGTTTGTCACCGTCGACCGCGTCAACGAATCGTAGGAGATTTGAATGAAAACATACATCAATTCATATTTTGGCCAGATCAAGGGTGTTTATTTGTCACCTGCTGATGCTGGATTCGGATTCGCCGAAAGGGCTATTGCGTACCTGTCCACTGATGGGACGTTTCTTGGTTACGAATACCAGGATATAAAGAAGTACAACTCATACGAGCGTCAAATGCTCGTTGTTGGCAGGGCCCGTGTAGGAACCCAGTTGGATGATGAGCGCCGAGGAGCAGAGTTGTCTGTAGAAGTTAAGGATAAGTTGTCTTCGGCCCTCAAGGCCGCTCAAGATGAGCAACAAAGGAAGATTGCTGAAGAACTTGCGCAATTGAATGCGCAGACTTTCGATGTTTATGGCAACGAGGTTAATAATGGATGAACCCATCGTTTTGCGGGCAAAGGAAGCCACTGTTTCAATGTCTCCAATGGATAATTTTGACGACACTTTTTTCGTCAGCATCGGAAATCCGGGATGTTCCATTTATTTCGGCCTGACTGAAGCGGAGTTGCGCAAGTTGCTGGACAACATCAACAAGCTGTTGGAGGTGTCGGCATGATTACCGACAACGACGGATACCTGTTTAGCCGTGATCCTGACGCGCCGGTCATTGCTGAGCGACTTGAACACGCGATGTGGGCATTGCAAGGGGCACTCAGCGCGATTCCTGCCGGTCATCCAGAGCGCCAGAAGATCGAGCGCGAACTCGAAATGATCGACGCCACCCTCGCCAAAGCACGGGGGCAAGCATGAGACGCCTCTGGCCCGAAGTTCTCGCCTGCCTTTGCTTTGTTCTGTCGCCGATCCTGTTCGCTTGGCTGGCGATGTGCCTCGCCGAAATCGCACGCGGCACCTATTAAGGACGAAACGCCCGCGAGGGCGTCCGCACGTGACGCGTGCGCTGATGAGTCCCACTTTTTACTGGAGGAAATGATGGAACGCTATATCGACCCGGGCGTTGAACAGACGCCCGAATACTACGGCACGCTGCAAGCGATGCCTAACCCCTACTTCATCCCTGCGTGGGTGGTGCATACCTTCACGATGTCATGCGGCGCCCCGGTGTGGATCGGGCACGCCGGCAACAAGCCGCCGCACGAAACGTACACGCTGTCCGAGGCCGAAGTGGAGCTCATGATCGAGCACAAGGGCGACACCAACACCCTGTCCCGGTTGGTGCGTGATGGGCTCGCTCGCCGTGAACAGGCCTACAACGCCATGCAGGACGCCAAGGCGGCGTGGATGAGGGCGCCACTGGACGATGCCTCTACACGATTTTTATTGGCACGTTTCCAACAGCTCAGGGCGCTTTACTACCTCGACTTCACATCCCGCCAAAAGAACGTTTTTGTGGTTGGCGAACGGCAGACATACCCGTGAGAACCTACGCCCCCCGCCAACAGTCGCAGTTCGGGGCCAATGCGGCGCGTGCCCACGGTCCGCTGTACACGACCCAAGAGCTCGCGCTCGCACTGTCCAGCGTCACGCCGGGTTTGACCATGCGTGAGCTCACCTGCTTCATCATGAAACACGCCGACACCGTGCCCGCACCGTCGACGCTTTACACCTCGCAGCGTGGCGCCGTCAAGTATTACCCGCTGCACTCATTCATTCGTTGGTACAAGGAAACCTTATGCAAATCGACCGCGCCTACAGCTGGGCACAAACCGAGCGAATAGCCCACGAGCTGCGCATCTCGAACGACAAGGCGCAAGCCCTGCACTACGAGATGGTGCGTCACGGCTACTTCGACACGACTCTCGTGCCACAACGCTTGATGGAACAGTGGCTTAAAGGGCCAAAGTACGACGTCCCCGAAAGCTTCTACACCCGTTACAAACTCGACTAGGAGAGAATCATGAAACTCGGTTCCCAAACCAACAGCATCGTGAATCACTTGTATGCACGCGGCACAATCGGCCAACCGGACCCGGTGGTCGGCATGGGTGTCACACTGCTCGGCTGGACTGACCGGAACGCCGGAACGATCCACGCCGTGCGCCTGTTGGCCAGCAAGCAGTGGTCGTGGGAAATCGAAGTGACCCACGACGCCTCGAAAGTCGTGTCCGGCTCCACGCTCGACGGAACGGCTGACTACGAATACACGCCGCGCCCGGACGGCGCACGCATGGTCTTTCGATTCAGCCTGAAATCAGGCATGTGGGTATGCGGAAGCATCAATCCAGACACCTCGAAATTCAATGCCAACAAACGCGGAAGTGGGTTGCGAATTGGTGAACGCGAGTCGTACTACGACCCCACGTTCTAAGGACGAAACGCCCGCGAGGGCGTCCGCACGTAACGCGTGCGCTGATGAGTCCAGACCGACTTATAGGAGAGACAACATGATCCTCAAATACAACTCAAGCGTGAAGACGCCAGCGGGATGGCGTAATGTGGAAATCACGGCCACGGCAGAACGGGTCAGCAAGGGCATGGCCTTGGTCACGCACATCAGTGCGATCGATGGCAAGCCGCTTGCCTACGACATGACGCGCACAGGTGCACGGCGTCAAGAGTTCAACGGCCATTTCTGGGCTGCCCGACAGGTCGGCACCATGAAGCGCATATCTGCGTGCACCGAGGTGCAGCCATGAATCACTTTCCACCCCTCTACTACGACGACCCTTACCACAGCCGGCAGTTCAACACGTGGATTCGCCTGAACTTCCTGTTGGCCTTGTTCGAGCCAGACGCCACTGTGTCGGCTATCGATGCCGGCTACTGCCTCGACGCGGTGCCGTCCATCCCGCGCGGCGGCATGCACGTCCGTCACATCAGCCGCTGGCTGCGCGCCAAGCCGACCTCGACCCTGATGCGGGACCTGCCATGAGGGGCGCCATCCACCATCCGATGCTGGACAAGGCGCTCAGCTCCAAAGTGCAGAAGTTCCTCGCCATGGAGGCCACCGCCGGGATGGTGATGGGGCGCGATCGCTTCGGTGATCTCGACATCACGTTCTTCGGCCCGGCGTGGGACTTCGAGACCTTGGAACAGGCGCGATTCCATCACGACTCGAACGGCAACACGGTGCTCTCGACCTTCGAGAAACCCTCCGTCAGCCGGACCAAGGTCGCACTCGACCTGATGTCTGGCAACCCCGGCATGTCGATGCGCGAAGCGTCACGGCGTGCCGGCATCAACGTCATGGCGGTCTCACGCGCCGTGCGCAGCGCCGACAAACCGCGCTGCCCTCACTGCGGCTCAGTCATTCACCACAAGCCCAGCTGACTCGACAGGCGTCGCCCCACGGCGGCACCTGTTTCATACTCCTTCTGGTCAATGAGCCCGCGCAACCACCGCGCCGCCTCGTCTCGTCCCGGCATCTTGGGCAGCTCACGCTGTCCCGTGCCGTGGCAGTAGCCGCAGTCCTCGTCCATGAGCGTCTGCACGTTCGTGCCCGGCAGGTGTCCCTTGCCTCCGCACGCACGACAATTCCCATCGATGTAATGATCCAGCACCTGCATCACCACCTTGCGTGCGTCCTGCCAGTTAATCACCGGCCCCCACTTGCTGCGACGCAGCTCCCCCTCCAGCATCTGCACCACGTCGTGCGCCACGCTGCCGTCCTGCGTGAACTTCAGCCGCCACAGCGCCGCCCCGAGTGGGTTTCGCGCACCCGCCATCCCCATCGCCCGGATCACATCGATGTCCGACATGTCGTCAAGGTTATCTGACTCGCTCAGATCGCTTGATTCCATCGCGCCCACCATCCTTTCACTTCTTCCCATCTCCTGCTCCCTCAGAATCGTTTTGGGCTGGCCAGATCGCTCCCAGTTGAACGATCGGACCCTTGTGTGTGGGTTGGGGCCTCCTCACCCTTTCAACGCAGCCAAGAGGCCGTTTTGCAAACTGTGCTTGCCCTGCAACAGGTCCGGCAGTGCCTCCTCCAGCGTGTCCGCCGCGCAAATGACCCGGACCACCACCTGCGCCGCCTGCGTCCCGTGGCGGTGCAGGCGATCGTTCAGCTGCTCGAAGTGGTCCAAGTCATGCGGGCAGCCGTACCAGACGACATTGTGTCCGGCGGTCTGCAGTCCGTCCAGACCGTGGCCGCCTTCCTTCGGGTGCATGACCAGCACCTGAAACTTGCCCGCGATCCAGTCCTGCAGCCGGTCAATGCGCCCGGCCCGCTTGCCGAGGCGCCGCAGAATGGCCTCCCGGTCCGCTGCGTAGCGGTACCCGACCACGATGCCGCCCGCGGTGCCGTCGACAATGTCCTCCAGCGCGTCCAGCTTCTCGTCGTGCACGTGTGCGACCTGTTTCTCCTGCCCGTGTTCGTCGTACGTGATGACCCGGCCATTGGCGATCTGCAGCAGCTTGATCATCTTGGCCGCCGCTTCGGGCGTCGCCACTTCCCGGTCACCAATCAACGTGACCAATTCGCTCTTGAGCTCGCGATACATCTCCCGCGCGTCCACGGGCAACTCCACCCACTCGGCCTTGATGATGAGTGGCGGCAGGTCCAGCCAGTCCTCCTTGCGAAACGCGAAGCAGATATCCGACACCCGCGCGCTCACCCGCGCCGCCGTGTCGTCCTTCTCCACATATACCGCACGCTGCTGCCCTTGGACCGTGATCAACTTGTCAATCGCCATGAACTGCTTGCGGAAGGCGCCAATGGTCGTGCCGAGGCGCTCACCCCCGTCCAACAGTCCGACCGGGAAAAACACATCCTCGATGCCGTTGGCTGCCGGCGTGCCGGTCAGCTGCACCTGCCGCTTGACGAAGTCGCGAATGGACCGCGCCGCCCGGAACGCCAGACTCTTCTTGTTCTTGAGGTGACGCGCTTCGTCGAACACGACGCCGTCATACGGGAAGTTCACGCCATAGGCCCGCACCAGATGCGGGAACTGCTCATAGCTCACCAAGTGGATGCACTCGCGCATCGCCAGCAGCGCCGCCTTGGTCCCGGCCCTGTCCTTCAACGCCAGCACTTTGCGGCTCTTGTCCTTCGGGTGCGCCACCCGCTGCAGCTGGATGTGGTCCGTGTCGATGATCCGCCAGCTCAGGTGCCGCGTGTGGTCCCACTTCGCGATCTCTTTCGGCCACGTCAGCTGCGTCACCCGCTTCGGGCTCACGATCAGCCACCGGCTCACCTCGAACCTGTCATGGGCCAGCACGTCGATCGCCGACAGTGTCGACACCGACTTGCCCAGCCCCGGCTTCGCCCACAACGCGCACGCCGGCAACTCGATCACCTTGTTCGTCATCGTCTGCTGATACGGCCTTGCCTTGTATTGGGTCATGCTTTCATCCTCACCAGAAAAAGATTCACACCCTCACGCGTGTCCGCCCATCCCGCCACACACCCCATGCGCGTCAACCGCTCAATCCACCACCGCTGAATCCGGCTCGGCGTTTTTCCCGCCTTCTTCAATTCCAGAAACCCTATCCGGTTCCGGGGTATCACAATCAACCGGTCCGGCAATCCATCCCATCCCAGCTTGACCGTGAACCCTTTGCGCCGCTTGACCTCCTCCCCGAGATAGTCCTCAAGGTTCAATTCTTTTGTCCCTACAAGCAGATCAAGCATTCCCTCCCCCATCCCTTGTTATCCCCCGTTGCGGCGTCCCTCCGGGAGTCTGTAACCAGTTGTGCAATGTCACTACTGTCACTACGCGCGCTATTACTTTATTTCTCGCGCACGTTTTACCTTTAGAAAAATGGCACGTAAGTAAGTATTCGCGTGTAGTGACAGTACCGACAGTAGCCTCAAAACGGCCAGTTTTTACCGCATTGTGAAAAGACCCTACTAGGCTAATGTCGGTACTGTCAGCCATTGTCGCTACTGTCAGTATTGTCACTGGCATTTCCTGTTTTCCCTCTTTTTACCGCCCACACGGCACGCGCCTGTGATCGGGCCACTTTTCGCTGCTTTGCCTCTGTTTGCTGGTCGTCGTAGTGCTCGAAAATGCGTGGATTGACGGTCCACGCGGTCGCATCCCCGAGCATGTGGCCGCGTTTTGAGCCCGGGCGCCGCCCCGCCGTGCCGAGAATCCAGCCCTTGTCGTGGAGCATGTGGATCAGGTTTTGCTGGTCGTAGGGCTTGATATCGTTCCACGCGGACACGGTTCTGGCGATCTCGCGGCGCGTGATCGTGGCCGGCGGGGTGTCCGATTCCGGGTCTTCCTGCAGCAGGATGCTGTCGCCGATCGCCTGCAGCAGTCCGGACTGGGTGGTCTTGGCGCAGGTCAGGTAGAAGGCTTCGGTGTGGTGAAACACCCAGATCATGAAGTTGATGGCTTCATTGATGGTGGTTTCCGGGATGTCTTGGCTGAGTATTTCCCCGAGGAAGTTGTCCGGGTCCGTGTCGAGCCACGCCCAGTTGGCGATGTGGAATGCCGCGGCGAGGCGCGCGAGGTTGGTGGGCCACTTCTCGAGCCACGCCTTGAGGTGACCTTGGTCGAGGCGCGCCAGTGTGTTGGCTTCCTTGCACGACTGGTTGAATCGTTGCTGGGCCTGCGGGTCGAACCTGAGCGTCTGCTCGGACAGGTGGTTGATGCGCTTGAAGAGCGCGTTGTAGCGCTGCTGCAGGTCCGGGTCGACTTGCAGGTCTTCGTTGGTGGGCAGGCGGTTCGCGTCGGTCAGGACGATGCTCAGGAAGCGCGCCATCATGCCGTCTTCACTGCCGGGCATGAGCACGGTCTTCGCACGTTCGGGCTGGATGCCGCCGGCGATGGTGAGCGCGAAGCAGGGGACCATGGTGTCCCCGCCCTTGCGCGCCACCTTGTAGAACTTGCCGTTGTAGGCCTCCAACATGTTGGCGCGGTCGGAGCCTTCGCCGCCCTTGTACTGGTTCATGCCTTTGATGAGGCCAGCCAGCTCGTCCACACCCATGGTGACTGAGCGTGCAGGGTAGGCCTGCTCGCAGGCTTGGAAGATGGCTTCGGTCGTGGAGTTGCTGATCAGGCGGTGTTGTGCTTTTGGGCGCGTGGCCAGCATTGCCTTGCGCTCCTGCGGGGTGGCGGCGTCGTAGTCACACTGCCAGTCGGCGAGCTTGAGCTTGTACATGTTGTAGTCGTGCAGGTCCGCGTCCTCGATCGGCTTGAAGGCGGCCTGATACATGGGCGTCTTGCCGGAGCCTGAGTCACCCACGACCACCCCCCAGAGAATCACGGGCTCGGTCCAGCGGGTGTCGTTGCGCTTCGGGTTGATCTTGACGTGCATGGGGACTTGGCCGGTGATGGCGAGCACGCTGAACAGCAGATAGCCGGCCGGGTCTTGGCCCGCCATCAGGGCGTTCTGGTTGGCGTAGTCAATCAGGAAGGAAGGCGCCGCGGTGTCAGGCAGCGGCGGGATGTCGGACATCGTCCACAAGTCCATGGGCTCCGGGATCTCTTCGATCGGCGTGAAGCGGTCGACGATCGCCGTGAACTCGTCAATGGCCGACGGTCCCCAGCCCGCTTTTCTCGCGCGCCAGAAGATGCTCGCGGCGGTGGTCAGCTTGCGGTCCGGCGTGAGGGAACCGTCGCCAATGTAGGCCCAGATGCGGTTCTCGAAAAAGGCTTCGTCGAACTTGTCGCTTCGGACACTGAAGGCGGTGGCAATCTGCTTGCCCTCGTCGCTGCCCCCCGTGGCGTGGTGAATCCCGAAGATGCACTCGAGCCACGCGTGGTAATCAAGGCCGTCGCCGTCATTCGGGATGGCAGCGAGTGCATCCTGCAGCTGGTGTATATCCTCGGACGTGAGCTCGAGTTGAGGGAGGTTTTCTACCACCTTGGCCACCGGGTATGGTTTCACCGGCGCACTGAATCGGAATTCGAAGTAGTCTGTTCTGGCGAGCGGTTCGAACGTGAAGGGGTCAAGGGGCACGGACTTGCCCGCGAGCGGCAGGATGAACATGTTGCCCCACTCACCGGCGCCTACCTTGTCCTGCTTCGGGAATATCTCGACCTGACCCTGCACCAAACCCTTGGCGCCGTTCTTCAGCCCGGCCTTGGCGAGCAGGTCAGCCATGAGCAGGCGCACGTCGCGCGCGGCTTGGGGTTTGTCCCAGAGGATGTAGAGGTGGGCGCCGTTGCCGCCACTCGAGCGAAAGCAGGTGGGCTTGAGGCCCATCTCGTAGGCGTATCCGGTGACCTGCTCAAGGGTTTCGCATACACCCTCGAAACTGATCTCACCCCTGTGGGAGTCGAAGTCCAGAAGCGCTACGGATGTGACATTGGCGCCCGATTCCATGGGGTAGGCACCATAGGTGTTGCTGCCGTGCACGTGATTGTGCAGGGCTTCGGCGTCCAGTCGCAGTTTCTGCGCCCGTGGGCCGTCTTGAAATTTCTCCGCCCGCACGTCGCGACGCACGCGGTCGGTGAGCGGGGACAGGCGGGTCAACAGGTCTTGCGTCGTCATATGTTGGCTCTCGGGTTGAAAAGAAAAACAGGGGGCACAGGGCCCCCTTGGTCAGGCGGAATTACCAGAACTTTTTGAAGATGCCGACCGCCTTCTGCCGCGCTGTTTCTTCCGGGATGTACAGCACGCGCGAGGGCACGAGCGTTCCATTGAAATCAGGGTGCAGTTCCGGGTGCAGGGCTTCTGGCGGCAGGTGATGGTCGACTTCCTCGGGCGCGCAGACCTTGATCGCGGCGGTGGTCAGGTCGACAACGGCGTCGTTCAAGTGACGGACCATTTCCGCAGTCATGGCATGTTGTCTGGCCTTGCAGGCGTCTTGGTCTGCCAGCGATACACCCCAGCGCTGCTCACCATTTGTGTAAATGGTGAGGTCGGGCAGTCGTCCAGCGGCGAACTCGTAGGTGATGGTGTTGAGGTGACCGCCGGACGCAGGCAGTTCAATCTTCACGAGCGCATACTTGTCACGCTTGACCTGATATTCGACCTGCGCCACCAGCTTCTGGTACATGAACCTGTTGTGATCGGGAACATCGATGGTCTTGGCCAGTTGCTTCGTGAGCGCATTGATCTGGTGCGCTTGGTTGTCGATCACGTGTTGCTCTTGCTCCGCCCGGTTCTTCGAGTGGTCTGCGGCGGCATGCAAGCGCTTGATCTCGGCATGCTGAGCTTTGATCTCGTCATGCATCTTGGAAATTTGATCAAGGTACTCGTCACGCGCCGCGGCGACGTTCGCGGTCGCCCCGCGCGACGAGTCGTAGCAGCGCAGCAGGTTCGCTTTGGCTTGTTTCAGCTCATCAATCTCAAGGTTCAACTTCTTGTTGCGTTGAATCTCGTCGTGAATCCGCTTGGCTTGGTAATCCACGCGCGCTTGGAGCTCCGGCACGGTCTTGCTGCCGGTGGCGACATGGTCGGCGTGCTGCGTGCACAACGTGGCGTGCTTGTCCAGCAGCGCCTTGTGATCTTTCTTCAGTTTGGCGTGAGCGGCTCTCAAGGCAACCGTCTCGTTTTTGTCGGCCACCGCCTCGCGCTGCTGCCACAATTGCAGTGCGGCACAGCGGCGAGCGAGCTGGTCCCGTTCCTTCCGGGCGTCAACAAGCTGGTCGCTCAACGTATTGATGTGCTGCAGCAGGGTATTTATCATTTCGTAAGTCATGATCGATCTCTCTTGAAAGTGGGTAGTGAAATAAGTGGCCGTAGCTTTCCGGCCTGTCATGTGGACTTCGGCACCTTTGCGCCCACCAGCGCATTGAAAGCGAATGGCCAGCTGGAGAGCCTGACCACCCACCCGAGAGACCCCCGGCAAACCCGAGGCGGCAGGTGCCATACCGGACGCTATCGACCCTCAACGTCGCAACCTATTGAATGACTGGCGGCCCTTGTCTGATCGACCAGTCAATCGAATCCTTCAAGCATTCCAGCCCGTCCTCATCAAACGTGGCGTGCGGGTGCAGCTCAATCCTCAAGTCCGCCGACAGCTCAATCACCACGGTCTCACCCTCGAGCACGTGCTCAATCATCTCGGGGTACAAAAACAAGGCGATAGTTGTGGGCTTGGGCATGCACACACTATAGCGCGCTGTGCGCCATAACGCATAGCTGTTTCAATTGTTAACACAAATTGAATTGCGTGGTTTGGTGTGGTGGCGCACATTAGCACACAGCGGCATTGAAACCGCACGTACATCTCCGATGACGCCGCGTCACGGAGACCGGTGTCACCTACCGTCCAAAGAAGTGGTGAGTCTTCCGGCGCTGGCCGGAGCCTTCAAGGAACGGATCTGGGCGCTCATGACGAGCGGTCCTAGTCCGGCGAAGGGGTAATCAGCAGACTACTGGCCCCGGACCCAGTGAAGTTCCTTGAAGGCAAACCAGACAGGCCGGGAGCCAACCATGCAGACCGTGAGCAGCAACAAGGACATTCAGAAGATCGTTCGGCAACTCGTAGGCGAGGGTTGGTCGACCGAGTGGGTGGGCAAGCACGCCAAGCTGTACACCCCCGATCGGACGTGTTGGATCACAGTGTCGTGTAGCCCGAGTGACCGCAACGCGGCCAATCAATTCAAGCGGCAAGTCCGCAAACTCCAGAAGGAAAAGGAAATCTGATGTTTACCATTCTTGGCTTGTTGATATTTGCGTTGTCCGTGCTCATCGCGCAACGCTTTCCGCTGTCGTACTGGGTCAACCATGACCGCAAGGGTTTTCATGCAGACGACTGGCGCGACTGGGTCATCCTCTTCGGTGTGTGGGGTATCACACTCTCAGCAATCCTGATCACTTACACCTTTGTCACACTTATCTGGACCTCGCTGCCGTGAGTGGAAAACGCTGGTCTGATGCCGAGACGCAGGCGCTGTATGACCTGCTCAAGGTGCCCCTGACGCACAAGAAGATTTCACAAAGTATTGGCCGGTCGATGGGAGCGATCGCTCGCAAGATGGAGCGCGAGGGGTGGGTGTTCCACCGCAAGGACCGCTGGGATCCGGAAGATGTAGTGTTCATGCAGACGCACTATGAGGAAAAAGGCTATCGCTGGATGGCCGACATGCTGGGCCGGTCCCCTTTTGGGATCGAGTACATGGCCCGGAAACTGAAACTCAAACGCAGGTTGCCAATGGCAGAGGTGGGCTCATGAACCAGAAACAATGCAAGAAGCTGCGCCAACAGGCGCGCGGGTACACCCTCGGCAAGCCGTGGGTCGATTACATGGCGCCGCGGATTCTCTCGAAGCCAGTGCAGATGCCGGTGCCGGGGAAGCTTGAGCCGGAACTCCAAGTTTTCCGCTACGCCGGGACGGTCCGCCTGCACCCGATGTGCGGACGTGCGCAGTACAAAGCGCTCAAGCGGGAGGCAGCATGACTTATTTCTGGATGCTGTGTCAGATCATCGGCGCCACGGTTCTGCTTGGGGCTTTTGTATACAACGTGGCGTGGATCACGGTGCACCTTCTGGAATGGCGCGACCGACGCAAAGCCCGCAAGCTGCGGGCGTTGAAGACGGCCATGTGGGACGCGGATTTCGGAGGAGACAGCGATGAACATCGACGATTTTGAAAAGTGGTACGCGGAGCGCCAAGGACAGCTTGGTGAGCCGCCATTCTCGTGCTCGCATGATGCAGCGCAGGCAGCGTGGAATGCAGCGCAAGAGCAACACGCTGCACCTGCTTTGCTGACTATTGGGCGCACCTGTGTGATGTGCGGGCACATGAACGTGTGGGATGTAGAGCAACCCGCGCCTGCTTTACAGATTAAGGGCCGCACTTGTGTGACATGCGGCCACATGAAAGTGTGGGATGTAAGGCAAGCCGAGCCACGTGCGCCTGCGTGCAGACACTCGCTCCTGACAATCGTTAAAGATACGGAAACAGGCTATTGCATGAACTGCAAAGCCACTGGACGCATGAAATTCGTAGTAGACGCAGAGCCTTCCGAGCAACCCGCCGCGCCTGCTACTTACACCGACATTCTGCGCGACGGCGGATTAGACCCACGATGCCACTCTGATGCGCAATCCGCCGCGCCCTGTGCGCGGCCCGAAGACACAACGGTGAAGCTTGCCGGTGCTGATTACCTAGACATGCTGGTGGACTTGGATGAACTCAGAGAGTTGCTGAAAGAGGTTGCAATCGCATACGCACAAGAGATCGGACTGCCGTTCGAGGAGTGCAACAACGAACTGTTCAGGCGCGTGAAGAAGGCTCTGGAAGCGAGGGAAGCATGAAAGGCCGAACAAAATGGTTCAAGACTCGCGTCACATACCCAGTGCGACCCGGCTGGTATGAGTGCGCAGTGATGCTTACATCAATGCAGCGCAACCTGTTTTCATGGATGCTTTTTTATGACGGAAAAGGATTCTTGTGCGAAGTACCGATGCGTGTTGTTGTGTGGCGCGGAATGACAAAGAAAGCACACGCCGTCATCGGCAAGGGGAAAGAATGAGCCAACTGCCAGACCTTCCGCCGTTGCCTGATACTTGTGGGAACCCGCTTAGCGATTGTGACGTGTACGACTACGCCAAGCAGTACGCCGCACTCGCGGTTGCTGCTGAACGTGAGCGGTGCGCGAAGATTTGTGAAGATTTAGGAAGTGATGGTATGTCTTGGCTTGAAGCAGGAACGTGTGCAGCAGCAATCAGGAGCCAACCATGAAGACTTGTGGAACGTGCGCGCACTTTGAACGGCACACTCTTTACAGTTTTGGATGGTGCCGATTTCCCGGTAAGTTCAAAACGGGCGTTGAGAAGCCTTCAAAAGTGGAATCTGATGAGGTTGTTATATGTGGCGAGTGGAAGCCTGTTGTTTCATCTATAGACAATGTGGAGATAGACAAACTCCGCGCACGAGTGGCGGAGCTTGAGGCGGATGCAAGACGCTGGCGTGAGGATTGTGCGGCGTATGAAGAAAGCGGACTTGGTGTTGCTGTCTACTGGAAACGGGGCTACCGCACAAAAGAAGAACAGGACACGGAGCATGACGCCGCCATCAACGCAGCAGCACAGGAAGAGAGGTGTGGGGTCATAGGCAGGGATGAAAAGTGAAAACGATCCTCCACGTCAACCAGCACGTGATCAAGAAGAACCGCATCACCGGTGCACGTGACCCGGTCCTCACGATCAAGACGTACAAGAGCAACACCTATGCCCATGAAGTCGAGATTCAAGGGCCAAGCAAAGTTGTGTACTCGCCAGACAAGCCTCTTTCCTGCGGCGCGCAGGTCTGGATTGAAACTGAAGCCGCAGTTCTCATCAAGGAGTAGAGCGTGGCGCCGATATTCATCCGCTTGGATCTTGCGGAACCTGAAGAGGGACAACCGAAGGACTTGTACGTGCAGGTGGCTCATATAGTGGGCTTCTACCATGATCCACTAGGCAAGGCGGGTGCCTGCATCACAGCCAGCGGTTATGACGGGGTTGTTGCTGTGATACAAACCGTTGACCAGATCCGCATCCTGATTTACAACGAAATCCTTCGTTACAAATAATCGCGTGCAATGTGTGCCAGCGAACGGCACACTGCATGTATCCAAGCTAGCTCAACAACCGCCAGAGACGACCATGAATTTGACAATCAGTGCCTATGAATCCGCAGCAGTCCTGCGGGCAACCAGTGCCCTTCTCCTGGATTTGGCTCGCATCCGTGAGGATGAAGAAGCCACCGCAGCATTCAACCTCAAAGGCAAGGCAGCCCCCGCCGAGAAGATCCAAGACCCGGTCGAGGTGACCAAGACAAAAAAGTCGAAGCCTGCACCTACCCCCGCTGCGGAGGCGCCGGTTGCGACACCCGAACCTGCTGCGGAATCCCCTTCTGAAGAACCACCGTTCGAGGGGGGCACCGAGGTTGAAGGTCCGACGCTTGAAGAAGTACGTGCGGTGCTGGTGCAGTTGTCTGAATCCGGCAAGAGCGAGCGCTGCAAGGCGCTCATCCAAGGCCAAGGCGTCAAGTCCTTGAGCGAACTCAAGGACCAGCCGAAGAAGTTGGCCGACCTCCTGAGAGCTGCAAAGGAACAATTGGTATGAGCGAAATAGCCTTCATCATTTCGGATGTCACCCTGCCTTCCGGCGAACTCGGGTTGACGTTCGAGCTGCGTGTTAACGCGGACAACTCCGCCGAGTACGACCCCTTCAGCCCTGCGAGCTGCTTGGGCGCGTATTTGGCTGCATCAGCGGATCGCGGGATTCTGGGTTCTGCTGCCCACAGTTTGTGGAAAGAAACCCAGAAGCGCCGGGAGCAGCTGATCACCGAAGTGCAAGAGGTTGTGAGCGCCGGCGAGCAGGCCGAGAACGCGATTCACATCGCGAAGAGCGAACCCAAAATCCTTGGCGCCGATGGCGGCGCCATCTCCTCGAAAGAGTGAAATGAAGCTGGAGTTTCTCGAACGCGGAAGCATGTACGTTCTGCCGTCTGGCCGATTGGCCGTGTTTCTCGGGCGCATGGAAACCTTGGTTTCCGACGTCGCACCCAAACCCGGAGCGGTGGTCCAGCAGATCACGGAGAAAGTGGTCTCGTTCAAGTATGTCGATGCGAAGACCCGCGTGCTCACCAAGGAAGAGGTGAGTTTCAGTTTCGCGGGATTCCGGCTGATCGAGAAATCTGTAAACCAAGGCTACCTTCATGATTGAAGCTCCGATAGTTTTTCGCGACATCTCCGAGATCCGCGCGCACGCAATTCTCAGTGCGTCGGGTTCCAAGATGTGGCTGAACTGTCCGCCCTCGGCGCGCCTCAACGAATTCGAAGTGGATGTCGAGACGTCGTACAGCGCCGAAGGCACTAGCGCCCACGACATCGCCGCGCGGTGGATCAATGACCGCCTGCAACGCGAACTCGTGGACGCGTGGAGCGAGGATGAGCACAAGGTGATCGAGGAGCTGCAGCCGTTCCTCGACTTGTGCTGGGACCGCATCACGGCCGCGTACGCGCGGTGCAAGGATCCGGTGATTTATGTCGAGACCAAGCTGGACTACAGCCGTTTCGTCCCCGAGGGTTTCGGCACGCTTGACCTCGGCATCATCACGGATGGAACGGCCGAGATTGTCGACTTGAAGTTCGGCAAGGGTGAGGTAGTCGAGTCGTACGAGAACAGCCAGCTGAAGCTGTATGCGCTTGGCATGTGCGAGGTTCTCGGGCACCTGTACGACTTGACGGAAGTGACGTATTACATCAGTCAGCCGCGCTTGTTCGAAGATGCAATTCCGCAGACCATCAGCGTGGTTGAGCTGTACACGTGGGCTGAAGAAGTGGTAGCACCCACGGCGCAGGTGGCGTGGGCGGGTGGCGGAGAATTCAATCCGAGTCGCGGTACCTGCCGGTGGTGCAAAGTTGCACCGCGCTGCCGGGCCAATGCCGAGTACCACATGGCGTTGGCGAGACACGAGGCCAAAAGCCCCGATCTCCTGACGGATGAAGAAGTCTCGGATGTGCTTGCAAAGGCGGACAGCATCAAGTTGTGGGCGGGCAAGGTCGAGAAATATGCCCAACTACGTGCTGAGCAAGGGCACAAGATCCCGGGATGGAAGTTGGTAGAAGGGCGGAGTAACCGCTATCTAACGGATCCCGAAGCCGTGGCGAAGATCTTGATCAGCAACGGGGTTGATAAGGCGGCGTTGTACGAACGCAGTTTGCTTGGTTTGACTGCGTTGGAAGGTGTTGTTGGCAAGAAGACTTTCGGTGAGCTGGCCAAGGATTACATCGGCAAACCGAAGGGCAAACCTACGTTGGTCCCTGAAAGCGACAAGCGTGAGGTCTACGTGTTCGAGGCCATTTCGGCCAAGGACGAATTCAAAATTGAAGGCTAGGAGCCGAGCATGTCCGAATTGACAACGAAGTTCATTACCCCCACCGCACGCTTGAGTTACGTGTACGTGGTGACCCCCCGCAAGAGCGACGATGGCAGCGAACGCTACCAGTGCACCGTCCTGATCCCAAAGGCGGACACCGGCACGATCGCCAAGATCAAGGGCTTGGTGGATAACGCCAAGAAGAAGGACGCCGCAAAGATCGCCGGTAACGGCGGTGTCAAGAACCCGTTGCTGGATGGTGACGCCAAGATTGATGGTGAATTCCAGTACAGCGACGAGTCCGTGCGTGGCCACTTCTTCCTGCGTTGCGCCAGCCCGAAGAAGCCCGAGATCGTCGACAAGAACCTCGACGAAATCATCGACCCCCGCGAAATTTACAGCGGCATGTGGGGCAAGGTGAGCATCAACTTCTATGGCTGGAAGAACAGTACCGGCCGTGGAATTGGTGCAGGACTGGGCAACATCCAGAAAGTCAAGGATGGTGAAGCATTCTCCGGCGGCGCACGCGCCAAGGACGAATTCTCAGCCGTCGAAGACGACTTCCTGAGCTGATCGATGTGAAGTACAGGGGCAGAACTTGTACAGTTTTGCCCTTTTTTTTATACACAGAAGGAGTGACATGCCAGCCCCCGAATATGCCTTGACCGGCCTTACCGTTGAGCAGATCAATGATCTGATTTTCGCAATCACCAACGCACCGATGCCGCTGGTGCGCTCTTCCCCTTTGCTCCAGAACTTCGAGGGTCAGATCCAGGCACAAACCGACGCGTACAACGCATCCCTGCAACAACCCACGCCTGAACCGTTGCCCACCTTGCCGGAAAGCATTGCACCCCCGGCGCCTGTCTCCCCGGAGTAACCATGAAAACCTTCCTGCTCGCCATCGTTCTGGGATTGTCAGCTGCTGCATCGATCGCTGATGTCGAAGATCCCGTCATTGTTTCTGAGGATCGCCTGACATCGATCATCATCCTGCCGAAATCACTCACCTTCGCGGCCGACTCGCAGAAGAAGCAGGTCGAGGGACAGTTGCTTCTCAAGCACGAGGGGCAGGAGGCCCAGTACCACGTCATGGTCAACGGATGCTATACCGGAACCGGCATGCTTGTCCTGACCAACAGCAAGGCCGAGGTGGTTGGCCATGGCCAGTGGCGCATGGGTGACACGCACCTGTACGACACGCTCGCCATGAAGTTGTGCAGCCGCTTCCTTGAGTTTGTGGCCCCCAGCAAGCCCAGCCCAACCAAAGCAGGGAAGACGGCATGAGTGAAGTCAACATGAACTACATCATCACGTTCACCGGAAAGAAGGTGTGTCTCGGTGGTCCTTCGAGAGACTCGTTGGATATCGATGACATCGCGCATGCACTGGCCAACATCCCGAGATTCAATGGGCATTTGGACACGCGCTACAGCGTGGCTGAGCACAGCTTGTTCGTGATGAAGCTCGTGCGCAAGTACACCTCTTCAATACGTGTATTGCGTGCGGCTCTGATGCATGATGCCAGCGAAGCCTATCTCGGTGACATGTCGACCCCGCTCAAGCTGATGTGTCCTGACTACCGCACCATCGAGAAGAACTTCGAGGAGCAGTTGGCCATCAAGTTTAACTACAACGGCTTGCCGGAAGAGCACCTGCAGACTATCAAAATGTGCGACTTTCAGGCGCTTCAAATCGAGGCGGAGTGTTATCACTACCACCTGCATAACCAAGAGAGGTGGGCGTGGGCAGACCAGCAGGTGCCAACCCCCCAACCATTCAGCACCGCTGAAGATGCGGGAGAAGCGTTCCTTCAAGCCTATGATCTGATGAAGCTGTGAGTCTGCTGCGAGTCGACATTGAGACGTACAGTGGCGCCGACCTCTTGAAGGTCGGCGTCTACAAGTACACGGAGCACCCTGACTTTCAGGTCATGTTGTTCAGCTATCAGCTGGATGACGCCCCGGTGTTCAATGTCGACCTGATGGAGGAGTCGCTGTCGGCCGATATCGTCGACATGCTGCAGGATCCGACCATCATCAAGACCGCGTGGAACGCCAACTTCGAAATCACCTGCCTATCTAAACATCTGGGCGTTAAGCTCGATGCGGCCCAGTGGCGTTGCACAATGGTGCACGCTCTGTCGCTGGGCTTCCCGGGCAGCCTTGCTGCTGCTGGCAAGGTGGCCAAGTTGCCGATAGGCAAGGCCAAGATGGGTGTGGGCAAGAGCCTGATCTTCTATTTTTGCAAACCCTGCAAGCCGACGAAAGCGAACGGCAAGCGCACGAGGAATCTCCCCCATCATGATCCAGAAAAGTGGCAGCTGTTCCGAGAGTATTGCAACCGCGACGTCGAGGCCGAGGCCGCGATGGCTGCAAAACTCGATCGATTCCCGTTCCCGGAGATTGAGCATGCTGCGTGGGTTCTGGATCAGCGTATTAACGATCGTGGCATTCTGGTCGATCGCAATCTGGTACGCCGCGCGATAGAACTCGACGCGTTATACGCGGAGCGTTGCATCAACGAAGCAATTTTACTCACAGGACTGAGTAATCCGAATAGTGTGAAACAGCTGAAAGATTGGCTGAAGGTCGAAGAGGATCTGGACCTTGAGAAGTTGAACAAGGAAACCGTGCCGGAGGCTATCGAGGCGGCCGTGCCCGGGAGCCGGTTGCACCGTGTCCTCGAGCTGCGTCTCGAGATGGCCAAGTCAAGCGTGAAGAAGTACGCCGCAATGGAGCGCGCCGCTTGCGAGGATGACCGTGTGCGTGGCGCGGCGCAATTCTGTGGCGCCAACCGCACGTGGCGCTGGGCCGGGCGCATCGTGCAATACCAGAACATGTCCAAGAACACATGGCTGCACCTGCAAGCCTTGCGTGCAGCTCTCGTCAACGGTGACTTTGAGTTGTTGGAAATGTTGTGGGGCGCACCCCCGGCGGCGCTGTCGCAGCTGGTGCGAACAGCCACGGTTCCACCGCCCGGAAAGAAGCTGTGGGTTGCCGACTTCAATTCGATCGAAGCCCGGCTGATTGCGTGGGCGGCGCAGGTGCCGTGGCGCCTCGAGGTGTTCGCGACTCACGGCAAGATCTACGAGACATCAGCCGAGCAGATGTTTCACTTGTCGCCCGGCAGTGTCGATAAGAAAAGTCCGTATCGTCAGAAAGGCAAAGTGGCGGAGCTGGCGTTGGGCTTCGGTGGGGGTGTCAATGCTTTGATCCGCATGGGCGCGCTGAAGGGTGGAATTCTGGAAGATGAATTGCCGAGCATCCGCGACGCGTGGCGCTTGGCTTCGCTGGAACTCACGGACTGGAACACCGGGTTGTGGGCGCGCATGGGTAACGCCGCAGTCGAAGCCGTGAAGGATCGCTGCACGCGCAAGGTTCGCATCGGCCCGGTGGGCGAGGGGATCTTCGTCACGTTCGAGTACAAGAACGGCTTCTTGTTCATGCATCTGCCGTGCGGGTTCAGCTTGTCCTACATCAAGCCAGCCGTGATCATCGGCAAGTATGGCAGCGAGCAGGTCAGCTACGAAGGACAGGACCAAGTCACGAAGCAGTGGATTCGCACCGAGACCTACGGGGCTCAGCTGTTCCAGAACATGATTCAAGCAATGGCCCGGGCCTGTCTGCGGGACGCTCTATTCAATCTGGAAGACGCCGACATTCCGGTCATCTTCCATGTGCATGATGAGGCGATTGGAGAATTTGACCCGAAGGACACGACAGTCCTGCCGATGGTCAGCCGCATCATGTCGATTACACCCCCATGGGCGCCGGGCTTGTTGCTCAAGGGGGAGCCTGAAGTTCTTGATTTCTACATGAAGGGGGAGTGATGCTTATCGGAATCAGCGGTTACGCAGGAGCAGGGAAGTCTGAAGCGGCAAAGATCTTGTGGAAGAAGGCCGACAAAGATGATGAGAAGGTGGTGATACTGAAGTTTGCGTCGGGACTGAAAAACATGCTCGCGTCGCTGGGTTTGACGCGTGATGAAATTGAGGGAGCGCTCAAGGAAAAACCCCGCTCAATGCTTAACGGCAAGACCCCGCGCTTCGCCATGCAGACGCTTGGAACGGAGTGGGGTCGCAAGATTATGGGCGAGGACTTCTGGGTGAACTTGTGGATCGAAAGAGCCCACGAGTACCTGGAAGAGGGATATCTGGTGATTGTCGACGATGTCCGGTTTGACAATGAGCTCAAGGCAATCTTCAATCTCGGCGGGCATGTCCTGCGCATCAACGGTGTAACGGCCTGCGGTACAGCTCCAATGCACGAGTCGGAGCGCTTGCCGCAAGACCCGCGTATTGTCGACGTATACAACTCCCACGACGAGGAGTTTGCGAACAATGTCATCCGCGCGGTGCAGGCTCTGGGATGATCTGGTCCGCGCTCTTCTGGCTGATCGTTGCGATGGCGGCGGCTATTGCCCACATGACGACGCGAGTGGAGCGCGGAGACTTCGCGTTCTGGTTGGTGGTGGGGTGTAGCGTGCTGGGGTTGGCCGGGTTCATCACGGAGTGTGTGAACGCCGGCCGTATCCCGTTTACATGGTAGCGAAAACCTTCGCGCCTTCCGCTATTTTGTCGCGTTGCTGGTAGAGCTTGTCCAGCATGGCGCGTTTTGTGGCGCCGGATAGGCTCTTCGATGCATCCACTTGACGGATCATCGTGTTGACAGCGGCCAGCTCTTTCGACACCTTGGCTTCTGCCTTCTCGGCCCCGATCAGTGGGCCGACTTCTTTCGCCAGCTTGGTCGCCTGCTCCACATCCCCGCGTTGAACCGCGGCGTGGTACGACTGGTAGGCCTGCGTGATCTTCTGCGCCGCCTGATAGTACGAATCCACGTAGCGGCTGTTCTGGGCTGGCAGCGACTCCGCGAAATCACCGGCCAAGAACACATCCTTCAACCGCATGTCGGGACGCGCGCCTTGACCACTCAGCGGACGCAGGCCATAGTCCATCGCCGTGACGCTCATGGCGCCCACACCACCGAGGTAGCCTTTGATCAGGAAGTCGATCTGCTTCGGGCTGAGTCCGGTGTATTGACCCTTCGCCAGTTCCACCGGGTTCGGCAAGCCGATCTGCCCGAGCGCGCGAGCGAGCATGGATGTGTTGTTGTCGAAGCGATCCTGCGGGCGTTCTTGCTGCTCTTTCGTCGACTCTATCTGGCGTCCTGTGAAGCTGTCCTTGTTGGCGTACACATCCACCAACGGCTTCACGATCTGCGGCGTCGGGTCCATGCTGAACGTCTGGAACATGGCGTTGGAAATGCGCTGGCTGTAACGGCTGCCCGTCATCTCCGGGTCCACGGCGAGCTCCCATGTGCGCTCGGCCATTGTCCCGATCGTGCCCAGTTCGAACGGCTTCGGGATGCGGAACGACGTATCACCCACCTTGAACCACCAGTAGGTGTCGCGGTCCCAGTCCGGGCGCTTCTTCCAGTCCTCGTCGTCCTTGTACGCCAGCATCAAGCCGAGGCTGGCCATTGACACCGCGCCGGCCATCGCTGCGAAGCGCGCCGCCTGTTGCGGATTCTCGGACGCGAACTTGCCCATCTTGTACAAACCTTGGATCCGGGCGTTCAAAAAGGGCACGGACTGCACGAGGAAGCGCACCAGTGGCCAGCGTCCGCTCATCGTGAAGTCGAGCAGGTCACGGCTCATGAAGCTCGCTTCGGCGTGCGTCTTGCCGCGGGCGATCAGTTGCTCATAGAGCGCCGCGCGGTTGATGTTCTCACTGCGGTCACCCAGTTCGGCGTATGCGTCGTACAGCTCGCGCACTTTTCCAGTGATCTCTTGCCAGCCTTTGCGATCGAGCAGCGTGCCGCCGGCTTTCTCCACCATGTCTTCGGCATAGCGGCTCATGCCGTCACGGCCAGTGCCGAAGCGGATAATGCCGCCAGAGGCCAACATGCTGGCCCGGGTCTGGCTATCGTGCGCGGTAGCCTTCCAGCCTTGCGCGAGGTTCTTGGCGAAGTTGGCATCGATGTCGCTGACACCAACCGTGGTCAGTGTGTCGCGGATCAAGTTGCGGATCTTGAACACTGGCGTCGCTGTCGCACCGAACGTCAGCAGGTGCTTGAACGTCGCGAAGGGTTTGGCCCATTCCGGGTTCACGTAGTTGATGGCACCGATCGCTTCATGCAGGTACGGATCCATCACCTGGAAGTGCTCTTTCGAGCCATCACGCATGATCGAGATCGAACCCTTGGTGGCGGTCGGCAGCTTGTAGGCCACACCCAGTTGCTCGGCAGAGTCCATGGTCTCGCGCGCCGCACGGTTCTTGGCGGACGCATCGAATAGGTGGCCCCAGTTCATCATGACGTTGGACAGTAAGTCACTATTGAGTTGGTCGGTGCCGCCCTTGAGTTTCTTCCACGCGTACTGGTTGGTCAGCCCGGAAGAGAACTTCGGCCCTTGCGTGTTCTCGTCCGCGGCAACCCTGTAGAACGGCACGTAGGGTTGGTCCTTGTACAGGTCGAGCGCGGCTTGGTCGATCAGGCCGCTGTCCTTGGCGATCTTCAGGACAGCGTTGTTGTACTCCTGCAGCTTCGACTCGAAGTCGGCGTAAGCCTTGGCCCGGGGGGTACCGTCTGGGAGCGTATCTTGGTCCAACGTCTTGAGTGACTGAATATCGGTGTCGGTGAACAGGTTCTCGCGTCCCAGCTTCTTCAGCTCGGCGGCACGCTTGGCCGCAATCCAGAGCAGGGCGCGCTGGTGCTCGCCTTGCAGCGGCTTGAGCGCGTCGACGAATCCACCATTGCCAATCTTCACGTCCGGGAGATCCCCGTTCATGGTGGGCGTGCCATACAGCAGGGTGGCTTCCAGTGTGCCGTCAGTACCTTTGCTCATGCGGGCGAGCAGGTAGGCTTTCTGGCTGACGTCCTTGATCGCGGCAAACTGGTCGACAAGGCCTTGTTTGATTTTGAGGCCTAGGTTCGCTTTGAATTTGTCGATCGACTGTTGGATCGTCATGTGCTGCTTGAGGCCAACCACGGCCCGCATGGCGGCTTCTTGGGCAGGATTCAGGTCACCGAATACTTCCCGGGTGCGGCTGCGTTCAACTTCGTCAGCTTTGGTGAACTTGCCGGATTCATCACGGACGTCGTGGCGCGTTGCCGACTTGTCGATGCGAGGGTTGCTCGGGTCGAAGTTACCGTTGTTGCCGATGGCTGATTTCACTTGTGAAGGATCAAATGGAACGACTTCAAAAGGTTTCCCTCGGGAAGTGATGATCACGCCATCGTAGCCTTTGTCCCGCATTGCTTTTTGCAGGCTGCGATCATCCATGCCCAACGTGTCATGGGTTCCAAAAACGTCAGGATACTTTTGACCCATGACTTCTTGAGCCAGTCCGTCTTCAAGTCGCAGGACCATGGGTTTTTGAATGGACACATACAGGGGCATCGTGCGTTGACCATCATTCCTGCCCCACAGCTCTGCATAACCGGGGTCAGCGGCGGTGTAAATTCCCGGCCCCGCTTTTCCCCACTCTGAAGGTTTGAACTCGGTGAAATCTTTGTCAGAAGAGTGATACAAGACGAGAGGGTTTCCCGCCTCATCAAGCACTTTGCTTTTCTTGAACCACCCTTTGAACTCAGGCGTGTCAGTTTGGGGGTTGCGCTCACGCGAATACAGCGCCTTGTCTAGCGCAGCACTCCCAACCCGTAACTCTGTGCCATCGCCTGCAGATGCGTGTCGGAGCATGGTGCCAACGACGGCAGCTCTCTTAAGCGTTGAAACTCCTGCGCGACCAGCTGCAACCTTTCCTGATTCCAAGCCGTCAGTTCCGGGTCCGCTCTTATCTCGTCCAGCCAGTTTTGCGAAATCTGGGTCGGTGACAAGTTCGCCTTTTCCATTGATGAAATCTCCGTGTTCCGTCGCCGTGATGTCCTTGATCTCAGGAACCTCTTTCACGGTTTTGTTGTACGAAGCGCGCAGCATTTCCCCGAGGTTATGGTCCGTGCGTTCGACCCCCCATTGTATATCTTGGCCAGACTTCTGGTCTGGGTGCAAACGCAAATGATCCGTTGAATCGTGACGGATTGCACTGCTGATCATGTTCTCAGTGCGGCGGCTCATGCCGGCCGGGCTGATGCCTTTCGGGTCACCTTCGAAGATGTAGCCGTTGGCGTGCGCCCAGCTGGACACGGCTTGATAGATCGCGCTACCACGGGACTTGCCCGACTCGAGGCTTGACAGGTCGATGAAAACGTCCTTGCCCTTGCGCTCAAGGTAGGCCGGCTTGCCATCCGCACCGCGAATGATCCACGCTTGATCATTGATCTGGTTGTCTTCCTCGACCACCTTGAAAGGCAATCCGGTCTGGCGCAGGGTGGTCGACAGATCCTTGTCACCCTTCAGGCGTGGATATTGGAACGCTTCGTCGCCGATGTCCTTGGCCAGACCCTTGAACTTGCGGCCCAGATCCTCGGACTCACGCTCACGCGATTGCGTGGCACCGGCCGCCTCTTCGTCGTTCTTTGTCATGTACTTGCCGTTGGGCTCGAGGAAGAAGCCGGGGTTGAAGTCGCCCCAGTTTTTCTTCTCCGGCCCTTCAAGCATGCCTTCCTTGCCGGTCCACTGGGCAATGGCTTCCTGCTTCAGGTCGACCGACAAGCTGTGAAGATCGGCGGCCGAGAGCGGTTTGTCCAGCGTGGCGATGAGTGTGGACTCAGAATGCGATTGAGCCACCTTGCCTGATACGACCTTGACCCCGTACTTGTCCAGTGCGTCACGGGCCTCCTGCTCGCTCAGCTTGCCGCCACCCGGGATGTCGAGACCGATGTTGACCACTGGCTCTTTGCGCTCTACCGAGCGGTCGATGCGGGGGTTGCGCACATCGAACTCACCGTTGTTGCCAATGGCAGACTTGATCTGTTCCGGCTTGAAGGCGACGTATACCACGTCCTTGCCTTTACCGAAGATCACGCCGTCATACCCTTCCCAGCGCAGCTTCTCGAATAACAACGCCTGTGCGCGCTTGTAGTTCTCGACAACGCCGATGGCATCCCTCTGGGTATCGTACTGCTTCGGGTTCTTGATCGACAGGTAGGCCGGAATCACACGGTCTGCCGTATTCACATCCTCGAAGCGCCATTCGCCCGGGACATACCTGCGGTTCTTGCTATCGTTTTCCCGGGCGTAGCTGGAAGCGTCTTCCGTGGAAGGGGTGAACCAGATGCCGTTCTTCGCGGCCTTGAACGATTTGAAGTCCACATCCTTCGAGGTTCCGGTGTACACCCGCAGCGGTTCACCTTGTTCGTCGGTGACCTTGCTGCCTTCAAAGAACTTCTTGAACTGCGGCGTGTCGATTTGAGGATTACGTTCCCGGCTGAACGGTGCGTCGACGGTGTCCGTGTTCGTCTTTTCAAACAGCGGTTTTTCCTTCTTCGCTGCCGCGCGCTTGGCCTTCGGCGCGGGCTCTTCGTCCGAGATTACCTTGCCGGTGGCTCGTCGTTGGTCAAGTCGCTTGGCTGCGGCGAGCTCGTACTTGAGCTGAGCATTTTCATCAAACGGCGCTGCTTTTCCAACAGTTGCGGATTCGGTGAAAGTGCGGCCGCTTGAATCTGATTCAGATCGGAGATGATCGAGTCCTTCACCGTGACCGGCGCGGCGAAGGTGGGGTTCAATGTCTTTGTCATGAAGTAGTGTCCTGAAGTCTGGGGTGGAGCGGATCATGTCGTCCGTGATGCCGCGCTCTTTCACGAGTTCTCGCGTGGACTTCGACGCATTGCCCGCTTCGAACGCCGTCTTGGTCCATGACCAGATTGTCTCCTGCACCTCGGCAGGGGTCCATATTTCCCCGGTCTTTTTTGTAAGGAATTCTGCAGCTTGGCGAATCCGCGTGCTCATCGCGGTATAACCCGGCGACTTGCCCGGATCCATCTTCGCTTCGTTGAATCCGCTGCCAGCGAACAGCTTCTGGGGCACCGCTGCCCACGCCGCCATCCACGCATCATTCGTCACTTCGTGCGTCACGTCGCGCAGGTTCAGCATGAAGCTGTTGACCTTCGGTCCGCTGATCAGGATCTTGCCCGGGTCTTCGTGGCTGAGCGCGCGAACCGAGTTGTTCACCCACGCATCGAGTACGCTGTCGGTCAGGTTGTTGCCCTGCACGTTCTCACCCATGATGCGGTAGATCTCGTCGCGGTCAGTCGGGCGACCCGCCTCAACCCAGCCGCGCCATGTGCGCACCGTGTTGACGAGGTTGTCCTTGACCGAAGTTTGCGGGCTCATCGCCGCAAGAAGTGCGGCGAATCGGGGCGCATCTGCGCCAAACACTTCAAGCAGCGCCTGCGCACTGTGGTGGTACCACCCACGCTTAGCGCGTCCAGCGTACGCAATGGCTGCGCCTTCCTTCGCGGAAGGGAAGCGCTCGAGCAGCTGGGCCACGACCTTGGAGGATCCGCGGTTCAGCTTCTCGCGCTCACGGGGGGTCATGGCACCCCATGCCTTCTTGCCGATGGTGTTCTTCACATCTTCCGCAACGGTCGGCTTCGCGGGCTTCGGCTCCTTGCGCGCGCGGCTGGCCTGCACATCGTCTCGTGGCGCGCGTGCACCCATGCCTTTGTACTCGACCGGGATCTTGTGGTCACCCAGCATCACCGCGGCGCCATGCGTGCCAAAAGCCTTTGGCGCGTAATAGCCTTTGAAGCCGTTGTCCAACACGCCTTGCTCGAGCGCCGTACCACCTTTTCCCGCCAAGCCAAGGTGATCTGTTCCGGTGTCGTACAGGTCGTCAAGCCGGGCTTCGTGCGCGTGGTAGCCAACGCCAGCTTCGGGCTTGATGCCCTTGCCCTCGTTGACGTAGAAGTAGGTCCGCTTTTTCAGGCGAGCGTCTCCCGAATCAGCGATTCGTTTCGCTGCGGCGTCGCGTTCACCAGTACCATATACGTTACTATCCAGCTCGTCGCGTTTGCTCTGCGAGTAGTGGGTGCCGATCACGCTGCGGGTAGGTGACTGGGTGGTGCCGGCGTCGCGCGCTTCCTTGTATTTCTCGAACGGCGTCTTGGCGATGTCGACTTTCTCGCGACCGAGCACCGTCGGGTCACGGGTCTGCTTCGCGTACTCCACCATCGCGGCGTGCACGGCGTCGCTGATCTCACCCATGTTCTTCACGAAGCGCTCGGACTTGAAGCCTTCGCCACCGACGAGCTTCATCACGCGATCGACGGTGTCGCGCAGCATGCGGCCCAAGTGAGAGATGATCTGGCGGGCTTCGCTTGACTCGTGATCATGCGCAATCTGGGTAAATACCTTGTTCCAGAATTCTGGCTTCACGAAGTGGTTGCCCACGAGGTCGCCTGTCAATTCCTCGACATGGTCCTTGGCCTCGCCGTTGTAATACTTTTGGAAGTCTTCCATCCCCTTCGCATCGACGTTCTTGGCCACTACCGCCTTGAGCGCTTCGAAAGCCTTCGGGCTTTCGCGGCGCATCATGTGGGTGAGTTCATGGCCGAGAACGGCGAGATGTGCTTCGCCAGAATTGACGTTCAGGTAGATCTTGTTCGGGGTGTCGCTATGGACGAAGCCACCTTCGCGGCTGCCATCGGCGGCGCGGTAGAGCACGACTTCCTTGTTGAAGATTCGGGCCACGGCAGCCACCAACTTATGGCCGCGCTGTGTCATGCCGTCCTGCCCGGGTCCGGCTGCCTTCGGCAGCGAGTCAGGGGCGACCTTGTCGATTGTGTCGGGGTGCAGTTCTGCCTGCTTCTCTTCGATCGGCTTGCCTTCTTCACGCTCACCAGAGCGCAAGGCAATGCCGCCCTCACTCACTGCAGGCTTGGCCGCTTCGGCCTCCTCGCGCGCCTTGGCGGCGTCAGCCAGAACGTCACGCGGCTTGTTCGCCTCCGCGATCTTCGCGGCGCGCTCGAGGCGCACCTGCGGATTGATCTCGGTGGGCTTCATTGCGTGCTGACCCTGCATCTCAGGCGTCAACGGGGGCGACTGATCAGGTGTCTTGGCGCGATCGGTTTCGTAGCGGCCCGCGTGGTTCAGAATCTGTTGATCCGTGAGTGCGCCGTCACGATAGCCAACCTTGTTCTGGTCGCGGAAGTCTTGATGAAACTGTTGTGCGTAGGGGGAGGTGCCCTCGGCGATGTCGGCCTTGACATCCGCCAAGCGTGTACCGACATCGGAGCCCGGGCGCGGCTGCGTCTCTGGGCGCGGTGGGATCGCAAGAGTTTGATCGACGGAATCGTAGTTGCGCTGGCCCGGCATCACCGAGTCCAGATGCGCGGCTTCTTCAGGGGATGCGATGCCGCCACGGCCTTCGATCGAGCGAAGCGCTGCGTCGGTGGTGGGGTTTGACGGCTGGCCAGTCGGTCCAAGGATCGCGGCTAGCTTCTGGTTTGCATCGGCGATGTTCTGGTCAGCGCTGGCGGATTCTTGGCTCAACCCAAGGTTCGGGTCTTTCCATGCGTCGATCGCTTGATTGGTCATGCCAAGGTGCGCGTCAGCCGCTTGCTCTTGGGCTACAACGTCCGGGTGTCGTGCGGCATCATCAGCAGCACTTATTGCGGTGTCAACATCAGGGGTGGACATGACGCGGTCGAGGATCTCGCGGGCGGTGCTTCCCGTCGGACGGGGACCAGCTACTGCGCCGCCAACGGCGCCCACGCCGAGGCCGGGCAATGCGCCCATACCGGCAGCGTTGATGTAGGCATTGGTTGCTTCATCGCCTGTGAGATCCTTTCCGGCACCATAGCGAACAGCCGCGGTCATGCCGGTCATGCCTGCGGCACCAGCCGCGGCGCCTTGTGCGGCTCCGGCAGCTGTGCGGCCCAGCGTCGTAGCGCCCGGCATCGGGATCTTTCCGGCTAGGGTATTGACGCCGGTGCTGGCTAGGATCTCGTGGATCTTGCCTGCGACGACACCGCCCGCCCAGACCTTCATGAGGTCTGTTCCGCTCAGTTCTTGGCCTTCTTTCTCCGCGCGCTCAGCAGCATCACCATAGGTCATGCCGAGGGTCTGCCCGACGTTGAGCACATTGCTCGCCGCCGAACGTCCAAGGTTGGCACCTACAGCTTTTACCGCAGCGGCGCGAACAGCTTCATCCGCCATCATCGCGGTGGCTTGCTGTTTGATGACTGCGTCAGGTACACCTTTCACCGCCAGTTTCGCAGTTTGTGTAGCTACGATATTTGCAGTCTCTTCTGCGATCGCCTTGTCTGCCAATCCAGCGACGAACTTTTTCAAGGCTGACTTGGCAACAAGGCCGGCGCCAGCTCCCGCCACGGTGCCTTCAGGACCGACGGTTGATCCCACCAATCCACCAAGGAGTGTGGCAGCGATCTGCTCGCCAGTCGCGCCGAGAAACATGCCGAGGGCGTCACCCATCCAGTCGACCAGACCTTGCCCGTCACCTTGTTTGACGCGATCCATGGCGGTAGACAGGTCGACGTTGTATTGGGTTTCTTTTTTTGCTTCGGCTTGGTGGGCCTTGTAGTAGCCGAGACCCAAGTCCGCCAGCTGGGTGGCATACCCGCCAGATCCGACGATGTCCTCTGCTGTCTTGCCAAGGAGGCCAGCAACTGCAGCCCCGAGGGCCGGCAAGGCGGTGACCATGTCTTTGGCGCCAGAGACAATGTGCTTCACGAAACCATGGGACTGTGATTCTTGGATTTTGGCCAGTCTGGGATCGATCTCGTTTGGGTCTTCTGATTCAGGGATCCCGAATGTGCGCATGTAGGCCGCTACCGGGTCTTCTGCTGGAGCTCCAGCATCCATACGCAAGTTCTGTAGCCCTGAGTCAGAAGACTCGAGCGTGCGCAGGCGAGCCGCGAGAGGGTCTTCTGCTCGGGTCGTTGCGTCAGCGGCAGAAGATTTCTGGGAGGTGGAGCTGTTGAGCGCTCGACTCACGGCTCCTGACACTTGCTCCGGGGAATATGGTTGCTTGCCGTTCTCTTTTTTGACGATGGCGACAGTCAGCTTGGCCAGTGTCTGGGGGTCTGACAAATCCAAAGGCTGATCAGGGGCAACGCCCAACGATCGCGCAACATCATTCACATAGGAAGCAGTATCGTTTTCGTGAGGCGGAGCCCAGCGGTTGATGATGGCTTCGGGAGTTGTGTACCCTTGCTTGGCGTAGTTCAACAGGTTTTTCGAGATGGCGGCCAAACCGTTGTCGGCACTATCGTAAGCGCCGAAACGACCATCATCCCCAACCTGACCGTCAAACTTCGCAGCCGACACAAGGTTCCCCGGGTTGTTGTTCCGGATTCCGCGCGGCTCAGGTTGGTTTGTCGAAGATTGACCACCGCTATTAAGCGAGGAGTAGATGTCGTCGAATGCTGTTGGCATTGGCTTCTCAGTTTGACTTTTTAGGTTTTCCAGAGTTGTTCCACGCGTCCTTAATCAATCCGGTGGCAACTTTTACTGCTCCCGGATTGAGCGCCGAGTGATCCATTTGCCGCAATTCTTCCGACTCTGCGTCAGATAATCCCTCAGCCGAATTCTGCTTCTTTTGCAAGAAGGCAAGTCGATCACGAGCTGTTGAGCTGATGTGCTCGTCCATCGTTCCGGTTATGGACGCGGTGGCTGGGTCAGGTTTTGGCTTGGTCTCGGTTTTTGGCTTGGTCTCGGTTTTTGACTCTGTGGGGGCGGGCGAAGACCCCGCAGTCGCAGGAGCCCCAGAACCCAGCGTTCGTACGCCGCCTTGAACACCGGCGATGAACGCGGCGCGCTTGAAGGTATTGATATCCGCAAAATCTGCAGGGAGGACACCCCACACTTTGGCGAGATTCTTCGCGTCCTCTGGCTTGACAGACCCGTTCTTGAATAACTTGTCCGCGTTATCTGTTACCCGGGCGTCCACCTGCTGCACCAACGAATCGTACTTTTGGTTCGCCGCGTCTGCTTCCGCGTAAGGGTCCACCACCTCGCCATTGCGAATCTTGTTGGCAAGACCAGCGGTCGCAAGTCGAGCCACAGCATTCTTGTGCATCGGATCGTTGCCGGTCATGTCACCAACCGGACGTGCGTAGTCCGGGAGCGAGGAGATTGGGGTAACACTTTCCACAGCTTTCGTAACCCCAGCCAAGGCCGTGTTGAGTTCCTTCTGCACCTGCTCATTGGACTTCGGCGCGCGCCCGCCACGCAACGCCGCGATGTCTTTTTTGTCTTGCGAATTGTTCAAGACCTCGGAACCAGAGGAGTTGTCGAACACGCTTCCGCCCAACGGCAACGACTTGTAGTTCTTGTCCCGGATCGTGGCCTCGTGATCCGCCGCAGCCAGATCACCGTTGTCGCGGAAGGCCTTCTCACGTGCAAGAGATTGTTGGGCGTAGTTCATGTCAGGTGTGATCTTTGCCGAGTTACCTACCCCAGCAATACGCGTGCGCTCATCAGAAGCGGCTTGCACACCTGCGGCGCGGGTGTTCTCATCGATGCGCTTCTGCTTCTCAACATCGAGGTCGGCCATGGTCTGGGCGAGTTTCTGTTTGTTGCTGATATCGATGTCTTTGTCTGCGATCTCTTCGGCTGCACCTGCGGCACCACCGATGCCGCCAGCAACAGCGCGGCCAATGAGTCCCCAATCCATGCTTATACTCCTACAGGTGCAGCAGCTGGCTTCTTGCCCGCCATCGGCGGTTTCCCGCCGTGCTGATCAATGGTCGACAGCATCTTGTCCGGGTCGATGTGAAATTTCTGCAGTACGATGCCGAGCATGGCCTGCATCGCCTTGCCTTCATCTTGCGGTGTGACGGGGAGCGAGTTGGTCTTCTTCACGTAGTCGAGCGCTTGGGCGACCAAATACAAGCCGGCGGGCACGAGCACTTGGGGTGGCAGTGTCTGGTTGCTTTGCTTGTAGACGTAGAGCACCACGCTGGCGATACCCGAGCCGATCTTCATTCCTGTGTCGCCGGGCTTCTGGAGATACTGCGCCACCATGTCGTGGGTGTTCTTGTCGAACAGAATCTTCATGCCTGCCGCACAGGTGCGGGTGTAAGCCTCGTGGAATTGCGGAGGAACCTTGAAGTGTTGTTGCAGCCCTTGCGGAGTGATCTGACCGCCACCAGCTTGTTGAACGATGCCTGACATGTCGATCTCCCCTTAACCTTGTGAACCGTTGATCAAGCCGGGTGTCGGCTGATTCGGTTGCCATTGCTGGCCAATTTGAAGCTGTGCCGAATTCGGTACGAAACGCGTCGGATCTTGTGGTCCGCCTGCGAACGGTTGAGCGTTCGGATTGTACCCAATGCTCGTGCCACTTGCACCTATCACACTGTTGTTGTAGTTCGCCATGCGCTGCTTCTCATAGTTGAACTTGTCACGCGCGAGCTGCGCCTCCATCAAGGCTGCACGGTCCTTGCCGCTGGGGGCGAATTGCTGCATGGCGGCTTGCACCAAGCCCCCACCCATCTTGACCATTGTCTGGTTCTTGTCAATCCACTTGCCGGGGTCAGCTGTAAAGTTCTTCCAGAATCCACCGCCACCGGGTTGGGGCGCTGCGGTATCCCACGGACCTGCCTGTGCCGCCGGCATCTGCGTGGTGCCTGCGCCTGAGCCAGTGTTGACGTTGGCACCGGCAGGTGTGTTCGGTGCAGATACGTTGGCATCAGGCGCCGGAGTTGCGGCGCTTGACCCGGAGATCGGCGCGGTAGGTTGCGCGGCCAGATCTGCAGCGCCTGACGAACTCACCAAGTTAGGATCATTCGTCACGTTGTGGGCCGCGCCACTGAACTCGCTCCCCGGGGTTGTAGGCAAGGATGCCGTGCCTGTAGGGGCGTTGAGCGCCGTGTCCACCGTGGTGGAATTCGCTACGTTTCCAGTTGCGTCGACGGGGGTGTTCAAGTCCGACAAAGCCGTGTTGCCGATAGACTGATCCGCCGCGGCATTCGTCACCGGCTTGGCTATGACATCGGGGGTGTTTGCGACAATTGAGTCTGGAGCATTGGCCAGCGTGGTGGAGGAGGTTGCCAAATCTTTTGCAACTGCAATCCCCATGTTGGCGACACCTGCCGCCAATCCGAGGTAACCGCCAATTTTCTCAAGCGACTTGTTTTGAGTGATACCGCCGACAATACTCAAAGCCCCAGCGGCGTACATCATCCCGGCTACTACAGCATCGGCAGCGCCCGTCGCGGCAACCACCTCCATCACCCCGACGACAATCGTGATGGGGTCTGCGAAGGCTGAGCTGCAGGTGGTCAGCAGTGCCAAGCCAAGCATGAACATTCCGAATCGTTTCATGTCTTCTTCCTTTGAATCCAAGGTGGCAGATCCGCCATCATGTAATAAGTGAAGGTCGAGTCCGACCACGTTTCTTGAAACCCAATGCGCCGTACAAAATCGTTATTTTCGCTGCCCAGCAAAATTCGTGTCGTCAGATAAGGGAAGTGAGCCAGCAGCGGCTCAAAGAATTCCCGCGCAATGCGACGATTGATTACGCGATGACGGTACTCCGGCAACACAGCGAAGTGAATCTCCGTACCCAACATGAACCCACACGCCGCCAATTCGCCGTCGACCAAAATCGGCACCGGCGTCCAGCGGTACAGCTCCTCTGCTACCTCCGAAGAAAAGGTGCCGCGCTCGAGGAAAGGCGAGATGTAGGGTGACATCAGAAGGTGTTACCGCCGACATACGTTTTCATGGTCTTGGGATTGATCCACGTTTTTGTGCGGGCATTGTAGGTGTAGCCGTTTTGCTGAAGCGTTGCATCAGGGGCAAAATAGCCTGTCCCGTTCGGGTCTGACGATTGAGCCCCGGGAGGTGAGCCACTGCCGGGAGGTGAGCCACTGCCGGGAGTCGAGCCGTCTCCAGCCGCCGGGGTTGCGCCACCAGCCGAGCCTCCGGCATTGGTGTTGAATTCAGATCCAAGAATTCCTGACAAGTCCAGATTGTCCAGTTTGCCAAGGTAGCCCAGTGACGAGTGCAGGTTGTTCAGCAGTTGGTTGATGTTGGCTGTTTTCGCTGCGGCCCCTAGATCCTTGTCATTCATGATCGATGCCATCTGCGCCATGGTCTGGCTGTACAGCTGCGCACCGGAACTGTTCGCCTGCATCAGCACCTGATAGTTCGCTTGGATGTTGGCCAGCGAGTTCTTGGTGGCGCTGTCGAGGTTGGCCAACTGCAACTGGTCCTGCGCCGAAGCGTTCGCCATCGATGCCTTGAGACCTGCGTCGTATTGCGCCATCGAAGCTTGGTTCGCTGCGTTCGTGTTCTGCTGCGCTGTCGACACGCCCGCTTGGAACTTGGCAGCTTCGGCCTGATTCTTCGCCGCAGCAGTCTGCAGCGCAGCCTGCGAATCTGCTGCGAACTTCGTCTGCTGCGCGGTGTTTGCGGCTCCGGCGTTCTGTGATGCGGCTTGCTGCTCGGCACTGTACTTCTGCGCGGTGGCCGTATTGTCGGCATTTGCGTTGAGCTCATTGACCTGCGTCTCAGCGCCAGCCTTCGTGAGGTTGAGTGTGTTGGCCGCGCCTGCGTTCACTTGTGCGTTGCTCGTATCGGCGCTGAACTGCGCACCCGTCTTGGTGTTGTCTGCCGCAGCGTTGAACTGCCCAGCCGACGCGTTGGTGCTCGCATCTTGCTGCGCGATCGGAAGCGCGCTCTGGTACATTGCGGCTTGCCCGGCCTGCTGAGCCATGCTTGAATTCACCAACCCGCGCGTGCTCATGTCTTCGAGCGCTTTGGTTTGGGCCATCTGCATCAAAGGGCTGTTATCAGCAATGAGGCCTTTCATCTGGCCAGCTACGGTCGATTTGTCGTCGATGTTCCACTTCGAGACGTCACCGTAGGTTGCCCCTTTGACATCTGTTGCCGGGTTGTATGTACCGGTTTTAGCCTTGGTCACATCCCCGTATGAAACATTCTTCACATCGGTGGTGGGAGCGTAGTCGGGCGCGTTCGTGCTCGTCACAGGGCCGTAGTCGGGATTGACTGTTTTTGTCATGTCAGGAGCCGAACCGGCACTGACCTTTGACGCGGCAGCGTACGGATTGGTGGCCGGATCCCCGACAGGTGGTGTATCGGCGTGCGGCGGGTTGGCACTTCCATCTGTCGCCGTGGCACCCGTGTTTTCATTGAAGTTCGGGTTACCACCTGCGTACTTCGTTCCGTCACCCATCGCCGCGGTGTTCTGCAAAGTATTGTCCCAAGTGTTTCCTTGGGTGTCCGTAAATGTTCCAGTGGGAGGTGGCGGCGTCTGCGAACCCGCAACCAGACCCGAGTTTGAAGCAGGCGGAGCGATTCCTGTACCCGTCTTGCCACCAGTCGTCAGGTTGGTGATCGCGGTGTCCACAATACCGGAGTTTGCTGTTGCCATTGCTTAACCTCGATTGTCAGTCTTGATGTTAGGGTCTGCCTGCATCTTGCCGCGGAACCACGATGCGATTCCCAAGATCGGCAGCACGGTCCCGTTGATGGCGGCCAAAGATCCAAGCACCATCGGGAGTTGCGCAATCGCAACCGTGGCTTGCGGCACGCCGTAGATCGTGGCCCCGAACACGCCGAGCACCAGCACGCTCGCCGCAGCCGTATTGAATCCCACGCACAAACCGATGATGGGACGCCATGAATAGGTCGGCCAGTGCTCGCTCTTGTCCTCCACTTGCATCGTCGCGTTGATGTCTGTCGCGTTCTGAACTGCAAGTTTTTGAAACTCCACTTCCTGATCCAGCACGGCTTGGCGATACTTGAGCACCAGATTCGGATCAGCTTTCAGCGCGGCCAATGCCGCATCGCCCGATCCAGTGGTGCCCGTCACGGTGTTCGCAATGTCGATGGCTTTCTGGGCCATACCTGCAGCCTTGTCACTACCAGTGATCCAGCGGGTAAGTTGCGGCACGAACTGGGCCAGACCCATCGCAATGGTTATCGGGTCGATGCTATTTCTCCTGAAAGTGGACGCAACTGTCCGTGCTTCATTGTAAGGGCTTCAAGGGTTTGGCACCAGCCTTGAGGAGCTGGTCGCGTCCCTGTTCCATGTCTTCGTCGCTTGTCGGCATTTGACGACCATCAATACCGGCGACGATATTGGACTTGTGTACTGACACCGGAATAAAACGCAGGCCACTGATCTCCACGCGTTTGCGTCTGTCGAATGTTGACCGTGAAGACATTCCCTTTGGACATGTACCCGATTCCGAGAATCGGCGACGCGTTGAATTTCGGATCATGGGTGACGTGCAAGTGTTGGGCGGGACATGATTCACACGGCCGCCAGTCTGGAACTGTCATGCTCCACGTTGGCCGATACACGTACACCCCGGTTTCCAAGAAAAAGTTTCCATCGCTCCAAAGCTTGGAAACATAGAGTCCTTCGACCTTGCCTTCACCGTACCAGTGGGACAGTGGCCATTTTGCGTTTGCGCCGTTGAGGTTGTAATCCGCATCACTGGGTGTGGCCAGTGCGCTTGTCGTGACCCGGCCAAAATACTCGTAGCCGAATCGGTAATCTTTCGAGGCAGCACCGATCGCAAAGTTCGGGGAACGCGTGTTCAGTACGTGAGGGAACGGCTCCTGATACCAGACCCCGTCGGGCTGGTGGCTGAAGTTGCTATAACCAACGGCGAGCTCGAGGCTCAGCAGGGCGGCGATCATCATCATGTGTATGCGAACGTGATTCGCCCCGTTGATCCGTTGCCACCGTTGGCGCCGCTGTAAGACGCAGCACCCCCACCGCCCGGAGCCGAACCGACACCCGAGGCCACGTCACCCCCACCGTTCGGAGCGCCCATGCCGGTTGCGATGCCACTACCAATGGAGTTGTTGCCTGCGGTATT